ATGCTCCTGAGCGAACGAGACGAACAGCTGCACCTCGATCCGGTTCACTGGGGTTACGCACCCGGGTGGTGGGATAAACCACCGTTGATTAATGCCAGGGTTGAGACCGCAGCCAACAGCAGAATATTTAAACCTCTGTGGCAGCACGGTCGTGCGATATGTTTTGCCGATGGCTGGTTTGAATGGAAGCGCGAAGGAGACAAGAAGCAGCCTTACTTTATTCATCGCGCCGACGGCCAGCCAATCTTCATGGCGGCGATCGGTAGCGTGCCTTTTGAGCGCGGCGACGAAGCCGAAGGGTTTTTGATAGTGACCGCGGCAGCAGATCAAGGGCTCGTAGATATTCATGACCGCCGGCCGCTGGTCTTGGCGCCCGAAGCCGCGCGGGAATGGATGAGGCAGGATATAGGCGGGAAGGAAGCCGAAGAGATAGCAGCCGACGGAGCAGTGCCAGCCGACAAGTTTATCTGGCACGCCGTGACGCGAGCCGTGGGTAATGTGAAAAATCAGGGGGCGGAATTAATAGAGAAATTAATATAGCCCCCTACCGTTTTTTAACTACATCCTACACCATTATGCAGTTGATAAACTGCATAATAATTTATATTTATTTTTTCTCGACATCAAAATAATCCGGAACCCGTCTGTGCTTTAATCTTACCCTTTCGTAAAGCAGATCAAATTTATTTTTATTACTCTCAAATTGTTCAAAAAAACCACTTATTCGAGTAGCGTAACGATGCTTCTCATTAATATTTTTAGTTGATATCATTCGCTTTATTCCGGCAAATGCCATAAGATAAGCATGTTGCATTTCTCTATAACACGCATTAATTTCATCGTTGATAATTAAAATATCCCGGTCAACATTCCATCCAAGTTTAGAGAGATTCTCTAAATTGCTTTTTATTGTCGTCGGTGAATTTTGCACATCATAGAAAACAGACAACGCCTTGTCACAATCGTCTACGGAAATAGATACAACACAATCATCATCAAGCAAATCAAAATATATAACATTGTAACTCACTTGATTTCCAGCATTATCTATTTTTTCTTTAAGTGATGGATAATCATCAAGGATTATTTTTTTAGCTAAAGAAAATGCATCTTCATGCATTCTCTGACTTATCCATTCTGGCGCTTTTTTATATGCTGAGTATGCTACAACTAGAGTTCCAAATGTACTGATAGAACTTAACCAATCAGGAAAATTTTCCATCTCATATAAAATACTGCTAAAACCCACCGCATAAGCAATAATTAAACAACAAAACAGCAAAAGTATTATTGAAACTACCAAGATTGTGTGATTATATATTTTTAGCCCCATTTCCCTAGCCACATGTTATTTAATTTATAGAACTCACAGTTTTATATCATGGCCTGAGTACTAGTGTATCCATGTCCACACCTTGCTCATAACCCATTCCCGTCATTTAACTTATCATCTCACATGTATCAAGTCACTGTATCTCGTGGTGTACCGAGGCGAAAGCATTTCCCGCTTCATCTGCCAGGCAGTCTGGATCCCCTGCCCTGCAAAATACAGAGTTCCTCTTCCGCCTTTCGCATTGAGATGGTCGAGAACTTCCATCAGTTTCTCGCTATTCTTCCGTGGTGCGTTGTCGTCGAAGAGGTTGAGCTGGGCCACGCCTTGACTGTAGAAATCCCCCAGCATAACGCCTGCTTTCTGATAGCGATGCCCCTCTCGCCAGATTACATCGAGGCATTTGGTCGCTGCGGTGATTATGTCCCTGCTGTCTTGCGTTGGGGTTAACAGCTTTACCGATGCGCTGTTCCCATAGTACGGCTCGTTCAGCGCAAAGGGGCTGGTTTTGACAAATGCGGAGATAAATCTGCAATACTGGTGCTCACCACGGAGTTTCTCCGCTGCACGTGAGGCGTAGCTGCATATCGCCTGCCTCATCTCATGGTATTCAGTGATACGGCCGCCGAACGAACGGCTGCACACGATTTCCTGCTTTACCGGCGCGAACTCCTCAAGACCGAGACATGGCTCTCCGCGCAGCTCCCGCACAGTTCGCTCCAGAACCACATTAAAATGCTTCCGGATAAAACGGATATCGGTATCCGCCAGTTGCAGTACCGTTTTAATCCCCATGGCCTCCAGCTTTTTACTAATACGGCGCCCGACGCCCCAGACCTCATCCACCGGCAGCAAAGCCATCAACTTCCTCTGCCTTTCAAGATTAGACAGATCCACCACTCCTCCGGTCTGTCGCTGCCACTGTTTCGCCGCGTGATTGGCCAGCTTTGCCAGGGTTTTAGTCTGGGCTATGCCGACACCGACCGTGAGGTGCGTCCTGCGCAGAACCGTCTCGCGAATTTCCCTACCAAAGTCGGTAAGGTCGCGACAATTCCGAACTCCTGTCAGGTCGCAAAATGCCTCATCAATACTGTAAATTTCGCAGCGTGGAGAGAGTTCCTCCAGCGTTGTCATCACTCGGTTGGACATATCGGCATAAAGCTCATAGTTGCTGCTAAACGCGATAATACCGTGCCGGCGAAACATGTCCTTTTGCTTGAAATAAGGCTCGCCCATTTTGACGAAGGGCTTCGCCTCTTGCGAGCGGGCGATCACACAGCCGTCGTTGTTTGACAGAACGACCACCGGACGCCCCTTCAGGTTAGGACGGAAAACAGTTTCGCAGGATGCGTAAAATGAGTTCACATCGCAAAGTGCAAACATCTCAGCCAGCTGATTTGATGATGTATGTAACCACCCCGAACACGTCGAGAGTGTCCTCACTACCGACGACTATCGGCGAATATGCAGGGTTCATTGGGTTAAGCTGAACCCGCGGATGCAGCTGCAGCTTCTTAACGGTGAATTCCCCATCCACTGCAGCGATAACGATATCGCCATGAACTGCTGTCCTTGAGCTATCCACAACAAGAAGATCACCTTCTCCTATGCCGGCATCCTTCATGCTGTCGCCGGCGGCTTTGACAAAATACGTCGCACTGGGGTGGTTAACGAGCAACTCGTTCAGATCGATGCGTTGCTCAACGTAATCCTGTGCAGGGCTTGGAAAACCACATTGCACAAGGTCACTGTACAACGGGATCAGCATGATCTCACGTAACTCAACGGGCGTGTAAAACTGCATAATTGACTCGCTCAGATTAACACTGTTTTTATATACAGTAGTTTTAACAGGGCGACAGATCAATATAGGTTCTGGCTATCAATTTTTGTCATTGCCGTAACACATTGATGTAACGAGTAAGGTTAGTCTGAAAGTGTTTTCAGGCCTTAGCTGTTTGATGGTTTTGCGAACAATGCGAGGTGAAAATTTTTCAGCTATGGCAATGCCTTAATAGCAAATTGCTCACCTGCGATCTCTTGCATACGGTTCGCAGGTGAGCAAACTTAACCGGCTGGAAAATATTTATAAATCGTCTTTACTCCCACTCCTATCACATCGGCTACCAAACCAATGTTTTAACTGCTCAGACCAGAAATATCTGGAAGCTTTAGGCATCTTCTTGGAAGATAGTCGAGCGCAAAGACGCACACAGCAATGATGTTATGTAGTATTTTCCCCTTGAGTGTGCCTGCTCAAGGGGATTTTTTATCGCCGTATTGTACTGGCAAATATTTGTAAATAGTCTTCACCCCCACGCCTGTCACATCGGCCACACGCGACTGGACAGGCGGTTAGTCCGGTATGTTTCTCGCGCTACTACTGCTTACGTTAACGTCTGGTAATGATCTAGCGGCGCGACGTAAAGCGGCGTTGAAAGCAATTATAGTGACCGGCCGGCGTTGGTACTTCACACGGTTAGAATGGCTCTGAAATAAAAAAACATCTTCTGGATAGCGTTCTCTTCTACGAGCAATCATCGCCTCCACTGGAGGGGTTGATTTAACACGTAGCTCCTTCAGGTGACCCTGTTTTCGTATCAGTATCAAGTCACCATCAATATCATCATATCGAATACTCAGCAGCCTTCCAGCGCTTAAACCCGTGTGAAAAATTAACGCCCACAAGTCAGCCCATGTATCTGAGATGGAAACAAGTTTGCTGTTAATAGTTAAAAATTGCTCAAAACTTATTGTTTTCTTACCGTTCACGAACAAACCAAACTGTTTTCAAAGCTGAATGAATTGATTAAGCCAAACGTAACATATCAGGAAAAGTAGTGAAATCTTTGTCTTCAAGTCGCCGGGAGGTACTTGTAGATTGTTTTCACGTCTACACCTATCACATCGGCTACCTGCTGCCTGGTAGCGCCGTTCTCCAGCATTCTGCGGCATCTCTCCACCACTTCTTCAGTCATAACCCGGCGACAGCCGCCTATGCGTCCCTGCTCTCTCGCTGCTGCCAGCCCTGAGCGCGTAATGAAAATATAAAGCGCGACATTTATCGCGCTTTTTTAATTGCATTTATCGCGATCGGCATCAATCTCTGATATCAAACGGCGATGCCGTGCACATTCAGGCAGTGATTCCTTATTTGGTTGTACTGAGCGGCAATCTCGTCATCAGTCAGCACTCTGTTCCACGCAGCCATCTGTACAGTCGTTAAAAACAGAAAGCATTCACCAACGCCTTACCGTAAATACTGAACTCATAGCCTCCAGGGTGGTTTCGAAGGTCAGAGCCACAAAGTGAGGTTGGAACAATACCCATCCCACCACGGCTGTTTTCATCCGTTAACCAGTCTGTCGGCACATACGCAGCGACCTCATCCATGGCAGCCCGGTACACCTGACCGTTAATGTATCGCCACTGTTCCAGCGTATAGCGACCGTCTTCGTGTGAAGGGGTGCGCGGCACGGGCATTATCACGACCTCAGAGCCTGCTGCCTTGAGCTTTTTGATGATGTTGCGGAGGTTGCCATACAGAACATTCCCTGCATTATCATTCATACCAAAACAGACAACGGTAACGTGTGGCGCGGTTGCGATAACCGCATTCATGCGGGTATTTCCCACACCGCTGGTTGAATTGGTACCCGACACGCCGAAGTTAAGATAGTCAACGGTAACGCCGTAGGTTTCCTCCATCCATTCCTTCAGTCGCCAGTTCCAGCCAATCTTCACATGTACCGCACCACCTCCGTCACTCCAGTCCTGAGCGGGATATAAGTTTGTCAGTGTATCAGTTGCATAACCCTGCAGGATGCGCTGCAAATCACGGGTGCTGCCGTTTGCCACGGTTTCCGGACTAGCGATATTCGACACGGCTGTAATCGAATCACCATAACCGACCAGCGTAATATTTTTACCCTGGTTGAGTCGCCCCAGAGTCTTTTGCAGGCAACGGCGATTATGCTGTCGTAGAAAATCAGCATCCCCGCCCCCAGCATGTCACATCCGGCCTCGGGCCAGCGATATACCGGCTCCAGTTCAACGCTGCTACCCGCGACTAATGCATAGTAAAGCGCAACTTTTCCTGATGGCACAGCCGGGCGGTATTCCTGCACATCAAAAATCCTGTCCGTCCCTTTGGTTATTCCCACAGCAAGCGTAACAGGGTCGATGTACACAAGGTCATACCGTTCATTAACGTAACTGAAGGTGACGTTCACGGCGCGAGTCGTGGCAGTCAGGCCGCGCAACTTCCCGCCATAGCTGTCAATGTTATAGTCGGTCCCTTCAACCAAAGGGGTACCGGTACTGGCATCCGTTACGACAACATTACTGATGCGCTTATAACCCAGCCACGCATTCACATTTGACGGCCACTGCGAAGTGGCGGCGGTTTGCCTCAGGCTATAACCCTCAACAGTCGCAGAACCAGAGCTTGTCGCATCCAGCGTCAGCGATCCTGTTACAGGCTGACTCACTCCGTTGGCTACGACCGCCGATCCGGAAAAGTCGAGCGCTCGCCCCAGGACACTAACAACTGGAAGGTAGCGAGTAATTAATGGATGCACTGCCGACTCAACGGCTGTAAGCCTCCCGTCAATATCGGCTATTTTCCCGGGAATATCTTCCTGCTTTTTATAAGTAACAGAGTAAGCAACCGCTGCTGTTTGCCCGTCACCAATGGTTGTCCATGCTCCGTCATTAATTCCCCGTCGACTATACCAGCCGCGCTGAGCGAGAACGGGTAATGTTGCGGAAGAATAGAGCGCTGCACCGGCCCCCAGATAACCGATAACCTCAGACGAACCATTTTCCGGGAGAAAAGCCTCAACAGAAATGAGAGGGAACGCACCTTCCGGCATCGCAACATCAAGGCGGAATGGAATCCTGGTCATTGCTGTACCTGTAGATTTAAGGTAGACAGGGATATCTTCACTATAGATTTCCGCATCCCCCTCCAGCTCTCCGGGAGGTGTTTCACTTCCGGTCATGTCAATCGCGCGAGCAAAGACCTTAATGCGCAGGTAATCATTTAATGCCAGACCGTCCAGCCATAGCTCGATTTCATTGAGCGTATCCATTTCATGGGGAATGGGTACCGCCCAGCGGAAAAAAGTACCGGCCAGGGGTTGGGTTGCATAGCCCCATTTATTGCTGGATGATTCACGAATTACAGACTGTGCGCCCTCATCGTTCACCTGTTGCTGTAACGCGTTCAGTTTTGCCATAGTATCCGACAGGGTGACTTCATTTACCGAAGCCTGTTCAACAACGCCCACGAAAGATACATTATTCAGCCAGTACGCAACCCCTTTTGTGCCGGTAATCATCTGCCATGTATTTGTCACCCGGTTGATAAATGCGCCCAGTGCAAAACCTGATGGCGCGGTTTCGCCAGCGGTAGAATACTCATGCGCCTGCGTCCCCATATCGGCTGTTTCACCAGCTTCTGTGCGCGGATAGACAACCAGCATAACGAAATATCCAGCCGGGATATTCAGGTTGGGGATGGAATAATTAACGCCATAGAACCCGTCATCAGGCGCATCGGGGTGAACGCGGCCTGCGTAAACCTGAATATCACCAGCCAGCGTACCGGGCATGGATGTTGATGCTACATCAGAGTTTTTACGTAAAACCGCGCGATAATAAATCTGATTAACATGCGTCAGATTGCTGTGGCGAAGCGTGATGCTGTTAAATCCTGTTTTACCAGGGAAGCTCAGTACCCATCCATAAAACTGACGATTCGCGCTCCCCGTAATAGCCCAGTCAGGAGAATTGGGCGGAACACTGGATACGGAAACAGACTCACCATTAAATGAACCATAATTTACCGGACTTTCATACCCAACATTAAAAGCGATGCGATATAGCGATGTTTCTGGAATAGTAATGCGACGCCACTCAGACTGGTCAACTGGCATCCAGAAACCGCCAAGGGAGTTTGATAGCGCAGCAATCTCGCTATCAGCAATATCCTGACGTCCACACCCCATATAAACAGGATTACCGCTTGCATCGAGCGGCTGAACCACGAAAAGCGCTGTTTTGTCTGCTGGTACCGCCGTATCATCAAAAACAAGGCGGATAAGCTGATATCCGGTTGCAATAGATGACTTAATCGCAACGTCATTCATATTGATGATTTTCGAACTCAGCAGCTTATCGCCATTAGCACCAGGAAAGATAGTTGCACCATCAACAGAGCGAGAATAAATGCTGATTTTCAGGCTATCAATATTGTTAATTCCATCAACCCACATCTCGATAAAATTAAAAACTCGACCATCAGATGTAGATCCTACCGCCCATGTACTTGTGGTGGCATTGGTCCAGTTGCTGGTCCTTATCACGGACGAATGAAACGTTTCTGTAGAGCGTAACTCCCTCGACAGAAATTGAGGTTTTGTTTCTGCGTCGCCAACAGCTTCCTGAGATGGCATTTTCCGCCCGGTAGCCTCCAGCGTGCCGGCGTTGTTGATGTACTCATCCGCCAGCGAACTCCCGTCTGCACTTCGCACGTAGGTTGCGGAGCCATCGGGGATATTCGCGATATCCGCCTGCGCCGCAGCCAGCGTCGCATACTGACGGCTGAGAGGAATCAGATTCTGTCGTGTCTCCTCTGTAAGGGCTTCATTCTTCGCCATCATTCCGCGCCAGGTATCCAGATCATCGCCAGCGCGATCCGGCTCAGTCAGCGCAGACCCATTGACCAGCTTATCCAGACGCTCAGCGTTATCAAGCAGCACAGCGGGAGACGTGCTCCCCAGCTCCGGGTTAAAGGCCATGTTTTTTGCTCCAAAAAAGGCGTTCGCCCAAACGAGGGTTTGAGCGAAAGAAAAGTTGAAAGGGATTTTTTTGGTATTAAGCAGCGTCGCCGGGGTATGTGGCGTCGTCGTACTGGTAGAACGATTCGAGGTATTCTTTAGCGGTGACCTGACAGGTTCCGTCTGACTGCGGAGCGATCTCCTCTACAATGGCGTCGTAGACGTGGCGCGTTGATCCGCAGAACACCAGGCGGATCGGCTCGATGGTTGCCGACGACAGGTCAACCTTCATCGGGTCATCAAACTCGCTCAGGTGCGGGACTGACAGCTGAAAATCGCCTACCCTGCTCGCCACCATCAGCCCGGATGCAGAACCATCCTGATAGCGGATCAGCGCGCGGGGATTTTCGAAAGACCAGTCCAGCGGCTCCGTAACGGTGAACGTTGTCACGCCACCAGCCGTTGTCATCGCCTCCACCAGACAGGAAATCGTGTTGTTACCCGGAATATCATCCGTGAGCACAATGCGATCGCCCAGGTTGTAGCACAGCGCGTCCAGCTCGGTAGTGGTCTGGAACGTCACCCGCTGCTGCAGGTATTTCATCAGGCGACGCATGCCGATCTGGTAGGCGTGATCCTGATTCAGTACCCCATCGAGTTTGTAGTTTTCGATTTTCACTGGCGTTGGATTGTCCGACGTCCGGCATTTAACGGTCTCCTCTGCCCAGGTGACGCCGTTGATGTACGTCACGTCGACGCCATCAAAATCATCGTCGGACGGTACGGTAAATCCGCTCTGCAACTCCTCCACCATCTCATGCGGAGTGATCACGCCAGTCCAGGGCTTAATCCCTTCCCTGTTTACCGTCGCCAGGCCATCACTCAGCAGAAAACGTGACTTCCCGGCATTGGCTATCTTCTGCAGCATTTCCAGCGCTGAGATACTGTCGCCCGTGGCGAAATCGAAATTTTCGCCCCGTGGCGTCCAGTACGCGGATTCCAGCGCGTTGATGGTGTCGACATCCATTTCCAGCCCAAGAGAGTTCGCGACATGCAGCAGCGCTCCCGAAATGGTTCTGGCCGTTCCTGAGTCGTAGGCCCGCGTGGCCACAACGTTTACGCGGCGGTCCGACTGCGCCGCCAGCTTCCCGCCCGTCTCAACGGTCACCGCCATCAGCGACACGCCGGGATAGGATGAAGGGCGCGTCAGCAGTCGTCCGCGCAGCGCCTGCCAGTACATACTGTCTCGCGCGTTGTTTGAGCCCTGCTCATTGCGCCGACGGCAGCGAACCTCTACCAGCCCTGGTGAGCTGAGGGTGATCCGCTCAGTGAATCCCAGCCCGTTGACGTTTTTAAGCGCATACTCTCCCTGGTGACTCACCCACCCCGATCCGGAACCGTAGACGCGATACTGAATCTCCCACTCAACATGCCGAAGCCGCTTTTTCCCTTTGCTGTCAAAGCCACAGATGCCGTTCGGGAAAGAGAAATTCACCTCGAACGCATCCACCACTTCATTTTCAGGGCATACGAGGAACGGCCCCAGCCAGCTCAGCGTGTCGTTAAGACCAGTGGCCTCATAGTCGATCATCGTCCGGGCGGAGAATCCCGGCCATGACTCATCAACGGCACCGGAAACCAGGCGCGCCACCGTCGCCGTCGTGCCGTCGGCAGAGACAATGCGGTACTCATTCCCGCGGTGAGCAAGTGAAAGCCGTTGCACCCCCTCCGGCATGCCGGAAAAGGCCGTTCCCGTGGCAGAGTTATAGGCGAGTGTCACATTCGCCGTTACCGCCGGGCTGCCGCCGGTTGATGCCGTGCCGGAGGTGTAAACCGGGGCATCACCGAAAACAGCTGCAGGCAGCGAAGAGGACGTGATCGCCCCACCCGCGAACGGACTGGCCGACTCGGTTATCAGTACGGTGCCGCCGTTGTCCTGCGCAACCAGGCCGGAGCCGGTGAGTCCCTCGGTGATGGCCGCCAGCAGTCCCGACATCGAGACGTAGTTAGCCACCAGCGACACCGGGTAGGTAACCCCCTGCCAGGTGATCGTGAACGTGCTGGAGCTGGTCGAAAAATCGTAGGTGGTCGGGGCCGCACTGGCCTGGACTTTTGCCGCACTCCCCCCGGTGCCGGGCACTGCAGCCTGACCGGGGGTATATGACGCGATAAACAGATCGTAATCGACAGAGTTAAACCCCAGCGTCACCGGCATTCCAACCACCGGCGCGATCTCCGTCAGCAGCGGGCTTGCGATAACGCTGTATCCAGCCGCCGTGGTGATCTGGTAGTTCGCCGGGGCCTTCAGTTCGACCACGGCGCCAGCGACCCAACTGGGCGGCAGTGCGTTATCGTTCTCGTCATTATCGTCATCATCATCCGTATCCAGCCCGGTAAACGTTACGCTCGAACCGGATACGGTCATGCTGTCTGCGATAATATCGTCGGCATCCGGCGACGTCTGCGCCATATCCAGCCCGGTACCGGATGATGTCCCGCCGACCTCCGTACTGTTGACCCAATTCTCACTGCGCTCATCGCCGGAAACGTCCGCGCCTGGCGGGTAATGGGTGCTGCTGAATCCCGGTAGCGTTGAAGCTGGCGTACTGCCAACCCGGATATCGCCATTGGTATAAATCAGATCACCGACACCGAGGCACAGCAGCATCTGGACGCGCATTTTCGTAGGATCGGCGGCATCAAACCGGGTAACGGGCTGCACGACATAATCCGGATAAATACGCACGCGCCCAAAAACTTCACGAATCGCATCACCCAGTTTCGCGCTGTTTGCTTTAGCGGGGTTCAGGTCGAGGCTTCGACCTGTGGATGATGTATAGCCGCCGGCATCAATGTTACTCATCATGAACAATGAATAAGCCGCAGATGCGACGGCAATGCCCACTCCTATCCAGGCAATTGTCGCGGCCTCAAGCCCGAAAGGCACCGGATAAAGCCTGACATCACTATCAGGGCGAATCACACACTTAGCCCACTCGCCTGGCGGAATTAACAGCCCCTCAACCTCAACGGTCAGCGGTGGGACATCCCGATCCTCGTAGCCTTCAACATTTGCCACCAGCCAGCTGCGAATACTGGTTACACCATGCTCATGCGTTTCGAGTGGTTCACCGGGAAGCCGGGACGGGTAAAAACGAATGGTCATCGCCAGAACTCCACTTTGACAAATCGACGCTTAAACCGCGGCAAGGGCAGAAAGGTGACGTTCGTGCCTGGGTTGCATTCCGCCACATGCAGCAGGCCACCGATACTGACCACGATCCCTACGTGGGTGACGGTCGACCCGGAATAGCAGGCCACCCCAGCCCCTTCGCAGGGTTCGCAGCGCTCAAGGGTAAGCATCATCCGGCGCGCTTCCCGGTCGAGGCCGCCGTCGTCTTTGGTGACCCCGGCAAAATCGGGCCAGACGGGTAAATTCAGGTCGCGGCGTATCTCGTTCACAATGCCGAAGCAGTCAAGTTTTGGAAAAGAGCGACCGCCCTTCTGCCATTTAACAGAACGGTATTTATCAGGGTTGAACATTGGGATTCCTTAGCTGATATAACGCAGTCCGGGAAATACAGGTAGCGTGTAGCGGTAACGTGGCCAGGCGGTATCGAGGATATTCATATAACCCGCGGTAATCTGCCCTTCGGTCGCAGTCCAGTAACCAGACTTGATTTTCAGCGTATACGGCACTTCCGCAGGGGCCGCTAAATCCGTGGAGATGTAACGCCGGTACGTCAGCGATGCAGGCAATCTGTTAGCCAGGGCATTGCGGATCGCCGTGGACACAACACCATCGATATTGCACAGGGCAAATTTCAAATCTTGCGTACCGTCCGCATTGCGCGCAGGCAGAGCAATGTCTATCGCACAGGCGGTAAACGTTACGGTATCGCCGTTCTCCGTCGTTGCCGTGATGTTCTCGTAACCCTGGCACAGATAATGGACGTCAGAACCAATGGTGATCTGCAGCGTTTCAATGATCACCTCCGGCCCGCTGCTGGCGTAGAGGCGTTTAATCTGAGTCATGCTTCGGCCACTCCTTATTCAGCGCAATATCCAGCAGTGAGCTGCCGACGATCCATTCCGGGTAATTACCCCATGGGGCAGGAGCAAGGGGGCGCTCCCATAATTCCAGCGTTGCGCTGTACTTCCAGTAGATCGGGGCAACCAGTTCCGGGCCCTGATAAATGTCTGTGAAGCGGCATTTGTAAAACTTAATGCCCGCCGGCGTCTGCAGCTTCATCATGAACCATGCAGCCCCGTCAGATAACGCATCACGGAACCAGGCCTCAAACGCCAGTCCCTGCGCATCGGTTTCCATAAACCAGGTGATGCTGGCCTGCGTCGGCGTGGACGTAAAAGCTCGCCTTTGCCTCGCGCGACCGGTGGTTAACTGGGTTCGTTTTAACGGGCTCACAGGCTGAAATCCGTATCCTTCCTGTAATGGCATAGGGAGGCTGTCATGTGGGTAGTAGATATCAGTCATGCAGTCTCCCGGTAAAGTATCTCGAATAAAATTTCACCATTAACCTCAGGAGGGTATTCATTTCAGAATAAAGCACGATGGAATCGAAGAAATCTCTGATTTTTTGGTTCAAATTAACGAAGATAAAAATCTTATTAAATCGAAAAAAAACACACAGAGCGATATATTTACCAACTCACCTCAAGAGCCAAAAGAAATAAAAAAAACAGCATTATCAATATATTAATTTTATTGAATTTAATGTGAGCTTACATTGTTTCGGCACAGCCCCATATCAAAATAAAAAATGGCGATGCACCGACAGGAAATATACGTCAATGTGACTGCTTGTTTAAAAGCAACTCCTGAAGAAGAAGCGCAATAGAAACAAAGATCAAAACCCCACAAAAAACAATTTTTGCAAAATCATAGTTAAACACGGTTGTAAGCGTATCATTATTATATAAGTGATTATGCCTATAGGAATAAGTTGTGTAGATATCATCGCATATTTCAAGAATTCCACCGACAATCAAAACAAGCCAAAGAAATGAAAACTTCACTCGAACCTCCTTACGTTTACGTCTCCTATTGAAGATAAGTCCGCCAATAAAAAGAGGAATCATAAAAGCTATGAAGTCTTTAAATGTAAATGTTAACAACGCTTCCATTAATAAGATCCTTGTGTTTTCTTGTACCTACTCAGATTGTTAGACTTACCTACCTAATCAAGTCTCAGCTAATGCAGTTTAGCTTACCTAGGACCGTGTCGTGTATAGTTTCCTTTTAGAGCGTTGCCAAAAGCCCCTTGTGGCATGGTAACCTCCTTTGTGAGTTCACCTTTTAACTGCCTGGAAAGCTGTCGATTATTCTGATTGAGTGTAGCGCTCAACTGCTCCGGAGTAATACCCTGGAGATGAAACTCCTGATTAATCGGCGCGTGTACAGTTGTTTGCCTACGGTTATCGCTGTTAACGTTCTGAACACCAGTACCAAACCCTGTACGCCCCAGAGTTGCATCAAGCGGTTGGCCATTTCGAAGTGCCTCAAGCTGAGACACGCCGATCCGGTTCGTTGACGCCTGGTCGAAGACGTACTCACCTTTGTGAACAATACCCGCGGGCTGATACTTACCACCGGGGCCGGTGTAACCGCCGGAGGCGAAGCCAACTCCTGAAACAGCCTGGATATTTGAGACGATACTGGCGGTCTGCGCAGCGATTGAGGCCATAGCGATGATGTTGGCCGGATAAGGCGCGCTAACTGCACCGCTTGCTATAGCCTGCTGGATTTTCACCATTGAGTCCGCGATAGCGAATGCCTTGCTCGCAGCAAAAGCAACCTTGTAGATTGCCGATTGCTCACCAAACCCCGTTCGCATGATGTCGGCGGTACTGTCAAACAAGGACTGCGTGGCCGCAGATATGATGGTGTTTTTCTGAGCCTCGATGACCTGATTTGCATCCGCTGCACGCTGACGAATCGACGTCATTCTGGCCTCACCCTCGGCAGTTATTTCGCCGGCCTTCGCATAAGCTTCCTCCTGAGCTGCCAGCCAGCGCTGGAGCTCCTGCTGCGCCTGGTCATATTCATTGATTTGCCCCTGCATCCCCTCAAAAGTTCCAGAGAGTCGCCCTCCTGTGGGTGTCAGGTTTCCTACAACATTACGAACCGTCGAGGGCAGTTGCATATCGGTGTTTTGATAAATATCTGCCCGTGTTTTTTCATATTCACCGGGCTTTAGTTGCCCGGTTGCTTTGGCCTTCTCCAGAAGTTCAAGACGGGTTTTAAGCAGATCGTTGGTCCGCTCATCCTTCGTCTTTACCTGTTCCTGCATTTTCCGGTAATCGTCCAGGGTTTTTACGGAGTTTTGCAGTGCCTCCTGCTGCTTATACGCCTGGAGGATTTCATCTGAACGGGAAAGGATCGATTTCTGGTCAGCGGTGAGCTGCGTTTTAGACTTGAGGTCAGTAATTTGCTGTTCGAACTTAACACGTGCCTGGGTTGCGCTGTTAAGCTTGTCACTGGCATCCAGTTGCGACTGCAAGGCAGCTGTCTGCTGGTTTATTTGATCAAGCAGCCGGGTTGCCGCGTCCTCGGTATATGCTTTACCCTTTGGCGTCTTGGGTGGTTTCGGATCTTTGTACATCTCGTTAATGCGAGAAACATTTTTTGCATATTGCTCTGCAGTAATTGCACCAGCCTTCAGGAATTCGCTTTGCTGCTTAATAGCTTTATTGCGCTTATCCGCATTGCTCAGATATTGCTGGTTAACGCGATCTGCTTCCTGCTGCGTTTTAATTCTTTGCTGTTCGGCTTCCTTAGCCTTCGCCTGTCCTTTGGTTACATCCCCCTGAAGATTGGCAACTGATTCGAGCAAATCTCTCTGTTTTATCATCTCCGGGAGGTTGGTAAACCTCGCGCTAAAACTGTTCCAGAACCCACCATCTTTTTGCCCCTTTTGGGCTTCAGCAATATTTTCGTTTAAGGTGGCAAGTTTATCCGTTAGTGTTTGTTCACGCCCAATATTGAGCATCGCATCCCAGGCGCCTTTGGCCGTTTTACCCAGCGAGTCCCATGCACTTTCAAGAAGACCAAGATTCTGATGAATATCATTCGCACGCTGCTGCATGGCATTGGCGTAAGCATCAGTAGCCACCCGTGCAGCATCCTGCTGATTACCTTCATCCTGTAGCGCTTTAATCTGGTTGTAGGTTGCCAGTGTCAGAAAGTGGTACTGGTCGTTAAGTTTGGTAATGGCCGCAACCGGGTCAGCAGTAATGTCGTTGAAATCACCAACCAGCTTATCGGTAGCAATGCCCGTCGCCTCGCTGGTCTTAACAATGGCGGTTGTCACGCGCTCCAATGAGTCGCCAGCTACTTTACCGGATAACACCAACTGATTCAGCGTTGAAGCTGCTGCACCGGTTGTGGAGTTAGCTGCGACCGATACACGGGCCGCCATATCTGCCAGTTGACCCGAAGTTTTGCCTACCAGATTACCAGTGAGAACGAGAGACTTATAAAATTCGTCCTGCTCCTGAGTGCCTTTGTAATAGGCCAGACCAAGAAATCCGACCGCCGCAGCTGCAAGAGTTAAAGGGTTAACCAACCCCATAACATAGGTGCCCACACCCTTAATTGCCGGACCAATACCACCAAACATATCTTTTAACTGCCCGCCCTGCTGCATCAGCACCATAAACGGAGACTGACCGGTGGATAAGCCGACAACAATATCTGTCATCTGAGCCGGGATCATGCGCATGGCATAGGCGGTCTGGGCGGCGGATTGGCCGGTTTTACCAAGGTCGTCGCGAAATCCTGTTAGCCTGTTTCGTGTTTCCTCGATTTTCTTTGAATAAAGATCGAATGTATCGGTATCTACCATCCCCTTGGATTTGAATTTCGCAAGATCCTGCTGTTGTTTATCCAGTTTGTTCAGGGCGGCGTTTACCGGGTCGATACGATCTAAAAGTTCAGAAAGGGACTGTTTTTCTTCATCAGTGGCCTTTGTCACTTTCCCTGCACTGGTGGCAGCACGTTCACCTGCCTGCGTCATTTTTACAAGTGCAGTTGCGAGATTGTCAGCCTGCTTTTCTGCCCCAGAGCTGTCAATAATAATGGCCAGGCGGGAGGTTTGTTCTGTCACGTGCTTTTCTCCGGGCAATAAAAAACCCGCCAAAGCGAGGTTGGAACTTTTTGAAACTGTCGGGTCTTTACTTCATTGGCGGTAAAACATTATTGCTACGATAATCACCGCAAAGACAGTAATTGCAATTCCAGCGATTAACTTTACATTGACATCAGCCAGCCTATCACTAGCTCCAGTATTGTCAGTGTTAGCTATTATCTTCGAAGGAGTTACATCACTCCCGCAATGCTTGCACTTCACCGCTTCGGAATTTATTAATTCTGCACAGTAAGGGCATTTGACTGAAGTTCCGGACGCTTTTAGCTTATCTCCCACCAGAGCAATAATGATACCTGCGATGGCTACGAAACCTCCAAATATCATATAATTTTGGCGCGATGATATTAATCCAAGATTGTTAACCCTATAGCCACCGCTTGTCGCTACTGTCACATCCATAAATAGCGCCGATACAGCAAAGATCACCCCTATTACAATCGCTAAGTATCCAATAATCTTCACTTGTCTACCCCATAAATTAAAAAGCCACCAGATGGTGGCTTTATCATTCAGCTTGCGTTCTCACAACCCGGCAGGCTGCGGTCAATCACAAGATTACCCTCAACACGCAGACCAATCTTACCGAACAGGAAGGAGTGGTTAAGTTGAGTGACAACTACGTCAGACAGACCAACTGCACAGCGATCTTTTTCAATCGCTCGATCAGCGGCTGTTTTAACGTTCGGGATGCCAAGAGGGAAGATGATAACCGGATAGCTATCTTCTGCTGTTACACGTTTCCCTTTATAGAACTTACCCCCATTGAGGTTGTAATTTTTAGTACTCGCCACAGTCAAATCTGCAACACGTACTGTACAACCAGAAAGTAACAGCGCTCCAAGCGCCAAAGCGATGACTTTTTTCATTATATGTTTCCTTTGATTGCAATCGGAAACATCCTATCATCGACTTTCAGGAGCATGGACCACCATTAATGGTAGGTCAGTTGCTTCCTTTCTTATCCGCTGCACGTTTCTGTGCCTCTGCCCACTCAGCCCTCCAGGCATCATCGAGAGCCAGTATGGCTGCGTCAAACTCAATGCGGTCGATCAGGATGGTGCGCGATGCCAGGTAAAGCTCAATATCGTTCAGGGATAGAGGGAGCGGCACTCCGGCCATGCCGGCATACTTCCTGCCGCGCGATATCATGGCGTAAGCGTTGAGGATCTCCCCAGTAACTGCATCGATTTCAGGCTCTGGAATGGGCGGGAGATTTAGTTTCTCCCTGCGCCACTTTGCTTTCTCGCCCTGTTCGCCAGCGAATTCCTTTAGCCACTTTTGGGCCTCTATGGCTTTTTTACGGTTTCCTGAGTCTGCTGCTCCTTACCCTGAGCAATATTCGCCGCCTCAGCCAGAATAAGCCAGTACAGAGAGGGGTTTTGCTTCAGTAACGCAACACCACGCTCCGGTGTATACGCTACCGCCGTCTCCATACCATCCACCAACTCCCCCACGCCTTCCCAGTCTTTCAGAAGAAAGCGCGCGCAATTGTCGATGAGAAGATCATCAACCGAGTCAATCTCGCCCACACTGGCGAGATCGAAAGCATCCGTACCGACCTGGTAGCTCGCGTCCATTTTGTCGATATGGCGCCGCACCAGCGCATTGCGTGAGCGGTATTGTGGATTCTCGCTACTGGCCACCAGCAGACGGAGTTTAAATAGCGCCTCGTCTTCCGGCGTGAATTTCTTTTTACTTCCTGCTGGCTTTTTGAAAGGGAAAAACCAGCGTTCTCCGTTCAAATCAATTTGAGAAGAAATAATCAGCATAAAGACTCCCAAAAAAGCCCGATCCGCGATGACCGCATAACGGGCCAGGTAAATTAAGGCGCGGTAACGGTGATTTCAGACGTTGCGGTATAGGTGCGGGCCTTACCGGTGATGATTGCAGTACCAGCAGCATTTCTGGTGACTGTTGCTGTTTTCTGCCCGGTAGAAACCACGCTGGCGATAGTCGGATCCGATGACGTCCACTGGACGGTATCAGTTGAATCAGCTGGCGTAAGCGTGGCGGTTAACGTCACCGTGGATCCCACGGCCCCAGTTGAAGTGGCTGGCGCAACACTGATTGCCATCGCCGGCACTTTGGGGACGCGGGTGATAGTTGGCGGAGTATTGGCCGCGGTGATATCCAGCTGAACCTGAACAATGTCAGTGCTCCCCGCATCCGGCCAGTCGCCGGAGATTTGCACTTCCGGGAAATCGAAGGTATAGGCGCCTTCAGCATTCTCCAGGGTGAAGCTAAACGGCACCGTTTCGCCGGTGAACGTTTTTTTGTAAACCTCCCAGGCAGCCTTTGACCATGACAGCGTGATTTGACCTGACGGGGTAAAGGTTGTCGGAATGTTTGCACCGGCGAATGCCGAACCGGTACCGATGCAGCGCTGAGTCTGCATATTGTTGTTGAACTGGATGTTGAAGGTGTCGACGCAGAAACCTGTCCCGCCATCAACACCATTTAGCCGGATGTTCGTGACCTCTTTGAAGGAGTAACGCAGCGCCCCGCTAAATCCACCGGCGCGGTGAAATAGCTGGTATCGTCCCCCTTCGTCTCCCAGTCCAGCCCTGCAAACGTAATGGTTGCAGTGATATCACCATCGGCCGGGATTTCCATCTGGAAGGTGCCAACCTGGCAACCGCGGGCAATCTGGGCGATCCCCACATCACTGGCAAAAGTCGCCACGGAGAACGTAATGCGACCATTACCCATCGTCAGCACGTTATTTAGCCATTCGGAACCGAAGCAGCTGGCAAGAAAATCATCATGCTGGTTCCAGCGAAACCGCGTGCCGACATCGCCGCCGACATCCACTGTGCCGCGTGAAACACCCTGCGCCATGCGGTCACCAGCGATTTCGTCATTGTCGTTGGTGTTCTGCGTTGGTTTCAGACCAAATGAAGAACGACGCAGCAGGTTCCACGCCCCTGCTGTAGGCGTGATTCCTGGCGTTGTCTCGCGAATAAACGCAGCTACTACTTTTGCACCTGAGCTCACAGGAGCCTCCTGTTTTTTGTGCGCTAAAGAGCGCGATAAGGAATTTGAAGATTGAGCTGTAACCAGCCATCGGTCTCACCCGCCGGCACAGCAGAAACAGCGAAATAACTCAGCTTTCCGTCGTCCTTAAACTCGAATAGCTCCGTTAGCTGATCGGCCGTTCGGGAGATAAGCAACGTCCCGGAACCGACCGGAACAAACAGCTGAATGATGAGTAAGCCCGTCCTGTGGACTACCGGCCCGTCCCCGATCTCTGTTGCGCCAGCCTGCCCAGCAATGTTGGTTAGTCGGGCCCAGATATCGCGGTTACTGGGGTCAAATACCGGGCCATTGGGATAATCAACCGCATCAGAGGCAATAGCGGTCTGTGCCGCCATTCGGGAAATGACAGCGTTTCTGATTTCTGTAAGGGTCATTTGTAGGCCTGAATTACACCATTAAACGAGACGGCATAGACGCCTGTCGGCGCCTGTGTTGAGTGGCCATTCTCCAGAGGCACGGAGTAAGGCAGGTTCGACTGGATGTAAATCACCGAGTAGGCTGGCGCCTGGTCAATAATATTTTTGCCATTAAGAAACGTCATTGTCCCGCGCGGATCTGGTTCGGTCGGGACGGAATGATTAGGTTCGCCGATGCTGACAAAATGCGATGCCCTGAAGGTTCCTGCGCGATACTCAGCCGGCCGCATAATATCCATGCTGTCATTAACACGGGCTTTCTTTCTGAGACGGCCTGTCTTTGTCAGGTTGGCAGGATCGGCATAAAGAGATTCGTTCCATTCCCCAATAGCTTTGTTGTATTGAACCGCGGTCGCGTTGATGGCCCACAGCTCCGGGTTTCCTACCGGCGACCGCTGAACGATTTCATTCAGCAGCTGAATGGCGATTGTCCGCTGGCGTAGTTTGACATCTTCTGCCACAAGCCCGGCGAATGCCGCTGGGTCAATGTTCCAGCCCTTAGCCATATCACGCCCTCCTCAGTTGAATGGAGTACGCAGCGCCAGCAGAGTCGGCAGAAGCGGTGATGACCTCGTAGCGCTGAAGCTCACCCGTAACCGGATCCGGTGCGGTGATGATATGCCCGACGGCCGGCTTATCAGTCACCTCGTTAACCAGTGCGGTTAGCTTCACATCACCATGCAGAATGTTAACGCCATCGATACGGCGCAGCTTATAGCGCGCCAGCACTCCACGCCCCGAGTAAGTCACCTGCGTTTCAGTGCCGGTTTCCGTCACCGGGTCCCAGGCACCCCGAACGGTATATGACCCAGTGAAATCCTTAACGGCATCCTGCAGGTCGGTATCGAATGCCGCGGCGACTTCGGTTTGCAGCTCGTCACGAATGCCCATTGCACCCACCAATACGCTGCTGAGGTTTAACGATCACTGTACCGTGGAGTTTGCAGGTATAAATTTCGCCATTGCGTTTAACCCGCAGCGGGAGCGGAGCAAACTCTACAACACCCTTTGCCTCGTTTGCGTAAACGACATGTCTGATCGGGTTTCCATTCACAAACACATCGCGGGGACCGAGCCCGTCGCCGGCATAATGCACATATGGATTTTGCATGTTACCCCCTTACCGCCGCTCAATATGAGCATGGATAAAGTCGGTTTTAAGCGACTCCATAGCGCCAACCATCACATAGGGGCGTCCACCGTTATGCCAGCAATCAATCGCGTTACCCTCATCATCAAGCAGTATCACTGCGACACTGTGGCAGCCGCCGTTTTCGGCTCGCTCCAGAGCCTGTTTCAGCAGGCGAATAACCTGGTCGTTATTGAAGTGGTCAACAAAAACTGGCCACCGCGTTAGAGTTTTTCCAGTATCGGTTTTCTGATTCGTTTGGCGGTAACCCACCATTATATTCGTGCGGTCTTAGTGCGCTGTAATATCCAACGATATAGTCCGTTATTGCGTGAGCTGCATCGCTGAAGCTTACATAGCCCGTCGCCGGCACCCATTCGTTCTTCAGACTCCTGAAGAAGCGCTCCATTGGGCTGTTATCCCAGCAGTTTCCACGCCGACTCATACTCTGCCTGATCCGGTATCGCCACAGTAACTGCCGGAACTGCCTGCTCGTATAATGGCTGCCTTGATCGCTGTGGAACATCACCCCGACGGGCTTACCACGGGTTTCCCATGCCATTTCCAGTGCTTTCATGGTGAGCCTGCTGTCCGGCGAGAACGACATGGCCCAGCCCACTGGTTTTCTTGCGAACAGGTCGAGAACAACGGCGAGGTACGCCCAGCGCTTACCCGTCCAGATATAGGTCACATCACCGCACCACACCTGATTTGGTTCCGTTACGGCGAACTGTCGCTCAAGATGATTCGGGATAGCAACGTGCTCATGACCGCCACGCTTATACCGGTGAGTCGGCTGCTGGCAACTGACCAGCCCCAGCTCTTTCATGAGTCTGCCAGCAAGCCAGCGCCCCATCTGGTAACCTCTCTGGGTTGCCATTGTGGCGATGCTTCTTGCTCCGGTAGAGCCGTGGCTGATGCCATGCAGTTCAAGTACCTGACTGCGTAATACAGCCCGTCTGCCGTCTGGCTTTTCAGGACGGTTTTTCCAGTATTTGTAGCTGCTGCGATGAACCCCGAACACATGGCAGAGAGTGGCCACAGGATAACGCGCCCTGAGTTTCCCGATTATCGAGAACTGTTCAGGGAGTCTGACATCAAGAGCGCGGTAGCCTTTTTTAATATTTCATTTTCCATTTCAATACGTTGTAGCTTTTTCCTGAGCTCACGGATTTCAATTTGTTCCGGGGTAATGGGGGAGGCTTTTGGTGTTTTGCCCTGCCGTTCATCACGTAATTGTTTCACCCATCGCGTCATTGTGGAAAGGCCGACATCCATAGCGCTGGCTGCATCTGCCACGGTGTAGTTCTGGTCAACGACCAGTTGAGCGGATTCGCGTTTAAACTCTGCGCTGAAATTTCTTTTTTTCATTATGACACCTGTGTTGTTCTGAGGTGAGCATATCACCTCTGTTCAGGTGGCCAAATTCAGTAAACCACTTCATATCGAGGTTGTGATGGCTGGGCTTTTGAAATGGGACCACCTTCAAATCGGACATATCACGCCCTCACAAAGAACGTCTGGAAAGGGTTAATCATCCACGGTTTGAGCATATCCAGCGCCAGCTGCAAATCAGGATCGAGTAATTCAGTGCTGGTGGTTGAAAGCTCGGCAAAAGTGCGGGAAACCTTCACATCGTCGGCCTCAACGCTTTTGCTCGTCACCACGCCGGAATCTGTTTTTTGCTGATACAGATTGCCTGCAGCGGCTACGGAAGCGATAAACGCTCCGGCTTGCTTAACTTCTTCAGGAATATGCTCCGGGTCGATATCCTGAAGGTTAAGCGCCGTCATCCAGGTGTTTGCCTGGAGCACGGCTTTAGCCTTTTTGTCGGCGGCAGCCCAGGTATCCCCCAGCAACTCGTCAACGTCCTGGATTGTTATATAAACGGTCATCGGATCCTCACCAAAAGAAACGGGGCTTTCGCCCGTCGGTTAACCACCCGCAGGAGCAGTGAACGCGATCGCTTCAGTTGTTTTCACCACGCCGTCAACGGTAGCCGTCACCGTGAAGGAGCCGGCCATAGCAGAGGTGAGTTTCACCGTCGAGCCACCAGCAGACCCTGTCTGTGACGTCGAAGCACTGAGTGTGCCGCCTGTAGACGTCCACGCCACAGATGCCCCGGAGACTCCTGCACCATTTCTGGTGTACTTGAGCGAAACGGTCACCGCGTCGGTACTGTCAGCAGTTGCGGAAGTTTTATCCACTGACAGGGTTACTCCCCCGCAGGGGCTTCCAGCTTAATCAGTACGCCTGCAGTGGATTTGTTACTGGTGAAATGTTTCTTCCAGTTCGCGCCGGTGCCGATTTTGGTCAGGTCAGGGTTAGCGCCCTTCGTCTCATCCCAGCTGTAACCCAGCAGTTCAACGTTAACCGTACCCTCTGCGCGATAGCCAATGGCAAGGTTTTCCTGGTCGTTGATATCGTAGGAACGGAAGCCCGGAGCCTGTGATTCCGTTACGGATACCGCGCCGGCCACCAGCCCCAGAATCGCATCAACTGGCATGGTGTCAGTTACCAGCACCGGTTTACCCAACGTGCCTGGCTGTCCGCCATAAACCACCACGCCAGCTTCTTCGTAAATTTTGTTGTCGATAGCCTGATCAACAATGTCGAAATAGGTCGTGGAATGCATAACGAACAGCGCAACACGGTTAAATTTATCGCCGTATTTACGCAGGCCACGGGTCAGCGTTTTCTTACCATCAGTGGCAATATCCGCGGATACCGTCATGTCAGCATTTTCGCCAATGGCTGCAACAAGACCCTGTAGGGCATACTTGATATAACCTTCAAGCGTTGCATCAGCGACGTCGACGCCGATCACCTCGGAGAATTCGCTAACGTCGCGACCCGACGTTTAAACGCCTCCTCCGTGGTTTCATACGGGCCGTATTTCCACGGCGCCTTAACGCTGACAGATTCACCGGCACCGATTTTTTTACCCGTTACCGGGTCGGTGGAGTTAACGTTGCGCGATTCGATAGAACCACCAACTTTATAGAAGGTGCGCTTGCGAAAATCACCCTCGATCAGTTCGTTGTCGAGAATGATTGCGCCGTTTGAAGCGGCGTTGAAGACTTCCAGATTATCCTGGCGACGCTCAAGAAACGCAGTCTGCGCGAGGTCGTCATAGATAATCAGGTCACTGTTTACGGTCGTAGGCATTGATTAGTCCTTACTTAGGCAATTTGAGATAGGCCTGCTGGCCATGTTTGCGGATGTAGTCCGCTTTGTCGCTTGAGCTCATTTCTGAACGTTTCAGACTACCGCCACCGCCACCGGGTTTATGACCACCAGCCCCGGAGCCTTCGGCGCGCGGGAACAGGTGCGGGGCCGTCTCTTTCAGAGATTCAGCCCACTCAACCGGGGTGAGCGGAGTTTTGCCGTCTTTACCGAACAGAACATCGCCATTTGCATCAACTGCTACGGCCTCGCCTTCGTCGTTGAGCTGGAATGTGCCTTTAGCACGAAGAATCAGATCGTCGGATGCTTCTGGCAGCGCGCCTGCCTTAAGCGCTGCGCTGCGGATAGCATCACCCAGGACACGATCACGGAATTTGTTGGAGAACGCTTCCGCCTTTTCAGCGCGTTCATTAGCGGCTTTGATTTGCTTATCAACATCAGCACGTAGCCGCTCAGTGCGTTTATCCAGTACCTCGTCAATTTTCCCGGCGGCGATCAGTTGCGCCTCTTCATCATCAGAGAAACGCTGGAGAATAGTTTTCACCGCGTCAGGATCGATACCTTCAAAACGCTTAAGCGACTCAGTGGACTCTTTGAGCTTACCGAGTAACTCACTATTTTTATTTTTCAGGCCTGAAACCTGAGCACTGACCTGCTCATCGATCAGCTTTTGGATTTCCGGCGTAATCTCGGGCGCACCACTACCTGAGCCACCGCCATCACCACCTTCACCACCAGCTGCCGAATAATATTTAATGAGCATGTTACGAATAAGCATGTTGTCCCCTTGGGATAGTTACTGTGGGCCTGGCCCAATAAAAAAGGCCGCCCGAAGGCAGCCTGATTGAATAAGATATGTTAGTTAAAGCCTGGCGTTTCTGAATGCCTGCTCATCCTTTGAGCGCAACTGGTCCAGCGTCAGCCACTCGCCCCTGTCGTTGTAGAACTCATCGGGAGACATGCCGCCATCACGAATCAGCCTGGCGCGCGTTTCTCCGACAATCTCAGCTTGTCGCGTGAACGACTGCCGGGAGAACCAGTCCTGGTAATTCGTGTCAGCCGGAAACTGTCCATCCATGCTGGCGCGCGAGCTATCCTTGATTTCGCCGACTTTAATACCTAATTCCTCGGACGATTTCAGGATGTAAGTTTCGGTGCTCCGACAGCAAAAGTGGATTTTCCCAGGTCCCTGCAAATAAGGCACCTTGTGCCCTATCGGTTTGTTATCCAGCGTGTACTTGAGTCGGTCGCGGATCCGACAATCCTTTGATGTCCGGTTATCCAAAGTAGATAACCACTGCTTACCCTTCAGAATGTCGTCGTTCGCCGACGCAAAGCTTTGTCTTGCTGTTGATGCAAGATGCCCTACTGCTGTTTTCGCTATGCTGGCCGCATTGGCCCGGCTCATCTGAAGCGCGCCGTCCTGGTAGCCGCGGTTAGCATGTCCACGGACCTTTTTTGCGATTTGCTCCTGCGTATCGCCCAGCAGGAATCCCTGCCGCACCGTATTGGATATCCGCGCCATCCGATCAGCTTCGAGGTTGCTGGCCCATTCACTCAGCAAACGTCCCTGGAATGGACGCCCCATCGCCGCGGCACAAACCGCATCCGGGGAGATGCCCACCAGCGGATGAAGAGCAAGAACATCGTCGGGAATGGCAAACTGGAAGAGGCTCATCTGAAAAGTGGCTTCGTGCTTCGCCAGTTCCTGCAACTCGGCAGTAAGAGCTGCATACATCGACTGAATCGCATCCTTGTTTATCGCCCTGACGCTTACCAGTAACGCTTCCAGCCTAGAAACGGTAAAGCTCTCAGCGTCCAGCGTATCAATAGCCACCAGCAACCTTGCGGTAAGTTCGGCGTCGCTGTCATTCAGGACTTTTATCATCCTGTTGGCAACGCCGGTGCTGTAGCGACTAACCCATATAGCGTGGGCTATGGATTCATCATGCAGTTTGTTATTCGCCGTTACCATTATTGCCACCAATCAGGTTAGGCGCGCCGTTACGAATAGCGTCAATGACAGTTTCAGGGTCGTCAGCAGGATCTATCAGGTCAAGCCTCTGCAGAGCTCTGACCATATCAGTGTCGCGAATCGCACCGTACTGCCAGGCATTGACGATTGCCGTTACCATGCCGGATTCAGCGACTTTGGCGATAAACTCCTGATTGATGCTGTAACGGTATTCCTCGCCTTTTATGCCGAGATATCTGGCGCACCAGCCGAGCGCCAGCGTATAGGCCTCCGAGACATTGGAAACGCAAATGCCGAGCACCGATGTGGATGCGGTTTGCTCGCCGCTGGATTGCGTGGCGGTTTTAACCGCGCCGTTCTGCTCGATAAGCCGGGCGCCAAGCTGAACAGAATAATCACGCTTACTGTCCATCGCCTCTTTAGCCAGGGTGTTTGGTTGCGCCTGAGCATAGGTAAAACTCCCCTCCTTCGGCAGCAGGAATGGAGAACGAGAACCGACACGAATTCCCTTATCCTGCAGCCAGTCACGCCAGGCGGTATCAAGCCCGGAAATCACCGGCTGAACCTGACCGCAGAAAAATACGCTGTCTTCGTAATCCGCCGAATTTCGATAATGACCAAGGTTAATTTCAACGAGGGCGGCTAAAGGCGACTCGTCGATGCTGGGATCGTTATTTTGTGCGCCAACGAAGGTAAAGGGGATCTCATCCCAAAAATCCTCACCTTTAGGCTTCGGGTGATACTCAGAATCGACAGAAAAAGACCCTGCATCGGCCGACTTTCGCCACACCCTGCAGATAAACTTGCCGTCCTCCAGGGCAAGTTCGCGATACTGGATTTCATCCTCGTATGCAAAACCATCTTCCTTTTCCATGCATTCGCGTAAAACCACCAGCACCAGTTGATCACGTCCATTGATGCGTTTGGTGCGCCAGTTAATGATGCTTTCTGCCTGATAACGAAGGATGATCGCCTCGTCGGTCTCAGCTGCATAATCCGTATAAAGCCCCTCGCGCGCGGCCTCCAGAATATTTTCTGTAACCTGCTGGGACTGCTGATAAATGCTGGCACCAGCACCATCGGCGTTATCACGAAGATAATTCAGTTTATCCGGCGCGGTCATGGTCGGGTCTTTTCTGAATGCCAGCCCCAGTAAACCCACCTTTGTATTGCCCGTTATCGCGTAGAAAACGGCGCGCTGAATGTAATCAGCATTGCGCTTTTTATTGCGTGCAGACTTATCGGACGGATCCAGAAAAGGGAGGTATTCATTCCCGGCGGCCTTTACAGCATCAGCCCCTTTGCACACGTCACGAATTTTTTTCCACACGGGCATTGCCGCCCTGACCTCAGGGCGAACATAAGTAATATCGTTATTGGCCATCAGAATGTCGTGTCCAGTGAAATAGAGAATGCAGGTCGAACGATTGGGAATTGCTTCACAATGAAGTAACCGGCGCCATCGTTGGGGTGATCGTTATCGCTCTTTTTATCCGGTTCGCCGTTTTTATCCCACACCTGTTGTTCCAGGCAGTCGGCATAGACCGGGCAACGGGCCACATTCACCTTGTACCGGCGATCGCCATTACCATTGCAGAACATGGCGTTCATGGAGTTGATGCGGTCCTTTACCGGCGGGTTAGCATCATCAACGATGACGTTAAATCCGGCCTGTCGGAGCTGCTCAATATCTGTTTTGCTGGCGTTGTTTGACTTCCTGGAATCACCAGAGGCATCCGGGTAAATATAAATCTCGCGGACCTTACGGTAGTCACCGTCGGCATACAGCCAGAAACGTTCCTTGATGATGCGTATCATGTCGGGCGTATCGTAAGCGTTGATAATCTCTGTTACCGCGTGTGGTAAGCCGAGCCGCAATACATGGACGATCCCGGCCATCTTCCCGACGTTGAAATCCATCCCGATATACAGCGCTTCACCTGGCTGCTCTTCCTCACTGGAATTATTCAGCACCCTGTCGAACTGATGATAAATGGTGCCACTGGTCAGGTTAGTAAACTGGCCGTTCAGATATGCCTTGATCAATTCCGGCGGGTAACTCGCCAGGAGCGAAGGAATATAGTCATCCGGCAGGTTCTTTTCGTTGTCGAATGTCGAAGCCTGTACCAGACCATACATCGACCTTAGTTCAGGCTTTTCCCTCACAGCCTTAACAAACTGGTTATAGACGAACTTAAATCCTTCAGGTGTGGTAGTCACGTCAATGCCATTACGCAGACCATCAACCTTATAACGCATACGCGCGATTATTTTTCGCCACGCCTGACGCGCCTTATCCGCTTTCAGAACGTCGAGTTCATCCACCAGCGCATTGCCGATTTTAAAGCCTATGAAGTGGTTTACTGAATTTGGCCACCTGAACAGAGGTGATATGCTCACCTCAGAACAACACAGGTGTCATAATGAAAAAAAGAAATTTCAGCGCAGAGTTTAAACGCGAATCCGCTCAACTGGTCGTTGACCAGAACTACACCGTGGCAGATGCAGCCAGCGCTATGGATGTCGGCCTTTCCACAATGACGCGATGGGTGAAACAATTACGTGATGAACGGCAGGGCAAAACACCAAAAGCCTCCCCCATTACCCCGGAACAAATTGAAATCCGTGAGCTCAGGAAAAAGCTACAACGTATTGAAATGGAAAATGAAATATTAAAAAAGGCTACCGCGCTCTTGATGTCAGACTCCCTGAACAGTTCTCGATAATCGGGAAACTCAGGGCGCGTTATCCTGTGGCCACTCTCTGCCATGTGTTCGGGGTTCATCGCAGCAGCTACAAATACTGGAAAAACCGTCCTGAAAAGCCAGACGGCAGACGGGCTGTATTACGCAGTCAGGTACTTGAACTGCATGGCATCAGCCACGGCTCTACCGGAGCAAGAAGCATCGCCACAATGGCAACCCAGAGAGGTTACCAGATGGGGCGCTGGCTTGCTGGCAGACTCATGAAAGAGCTGGGGCTGGTCAGTTGCCAGCAGCCGACTCACCGGTATAAGCGTGGCGGTCATGAGCACGTTGCTATCCCGAATCATCTTGAGCGACAGTTCGCCGTAACGGAACCAAATCAGGTGTGGTGCGGTGATGTGACCTATATCTGGACGGGTAAGCGCTGGGCGTACCTCGCCGTTGTTCTCGACCTGTTCGCAAGAAAACCAGTGGGCTGGGCCATGTCGTTCTCGCCGGACAGCAGGCTCACCATGAAAGCACTGGAAATGGCATGGGAAACCCGTGGTAAGCCCGTCGGGGTGATGTTCCACAGCGATCAAGGCAGCCATTATACGAGCAGGCAGTTCCGGCAGTTACTGTGGCGATACCGGATCAGGCAGAGTATGAGTCGGCGTGGAAACTGCTGGGATAACAGCCCAATGGAGCGCTTCTTCAGGAGTCTGAAGAACGAATGGGTGCCGGCGACGGGCTATGTAAGCTTCAGCGATGCAGCTCACGCAATAACGGACTATATCGTTGGATATTACAGCGCACTAAGACCGCACGAATATAATGGTGGGTTACCGCCAAACGAATCAGAAAACCGATACTGGAAAAACTCTAACGCGGTGGCCAGTTTTTGTTGACCACTTCACTACTATCGTGTCGGGCTTTTCCATCGACCGACAAATTGTCGTGCCGCGGTACTGGCGCCCACTGTAGAAATGGACCTCTTTGTTGCTTTCAACGATTTTGACTTTCAGTCCCCAGTCGTGAGCAACTTCTTCCACCGTGGGGTAGAAAATATCGCGGATCTGAGGATAGGTCGGGGCAAAGTAGCCCTGGTTTATTTTGGGGAACTCCCAGAACCCTTTGCATATTCCACCGCAGCCAACCCATGTCTTACCGGATCCAAAACCAGCTACATAGGCTTTGAACTTCTGCTGCATAGCCAGAAAACGAGCCTGGGGAACGTTAAGCGTCGGAGCTATCGCCATCCTCTTCCCTCACTCGCGCATCGACTACGTTGATATTGATCGCAACTGGCGTAGGTTCGTCATCCTCCGGGTTAGTGGCCAGTTCTTTGCGAAGTTTGTCGATCTCCAGCTGACGGCGCTCAATTTCTATCTGCTGTAGACGCTGGGCGAACTCACTGTCAGCCAGGCCGAGACGTTTCATCACCGCCTCGTACATGTGCTCACGGCTGATGGCGGTTATCTCAACGCCATTCTTACCAAGCTTCACACCGGAATAGGCAAGCGCAGCATCCGGCGCCAGCTTGCGCGTATCGGCGAAGAATGGCTGGCCGACGCCATCACCATTGCAGCGAGGACATTCCGGGTTAGGTGCGCTGGTGTGGTTGTAACCGTAGCCGCCATCATCCAAAGGCTCTCGACGTTTTCGCTCAAGCGCTTCGAGTCGCTTCTCTTCGTACTCAACAGCATCGCGCCATTGATACTGGTGACCGAAGCCCCAGCAGTAACGGCAGCTCCCGCGGCGATACTGAGAAAGCTGGTTGGCATCGAAGGTGGCCAAACGCCACATCTGCTCAAGCACTTCATCAGCGCTGCCAAGCGTGCGCACAATGGATGCTTTCTGCTGCTGCGCAATGGCCTGCGCAACTGAAGTTTTCTGAAGCAGCTGATAGCCAATTTGTTCAGCAGTCTTCTTGCTGTACCCGGCACGGATAGCGGCCTGCGTGGCGTTGTGGTCCTTCAGGTATTCTGCGACAAATAAACGTTGCTGATCGGTGAGGCCATCATCATCCACCAGCTCTTCTGCGCACTTTTCCTTTTGCGCAGTGCGCAGTTTCTTCTGCGCAGGTTTTTGCGCAGTTTGCGCAGTGGGTTTCTTGATGTATCGGCGGGCAGTAGCGTAATTCAGTCCCTGCGCTTCACACCAATCCTTCGGTGATACGCCGGTTGCGGCATGATCGGACAGGAACCGTCGCTGAAGCTCGCCCCAGTCCGGTTTTGCCATGGATTATTCCTATTTAACGTGAGGGAGAAAAAGGAATTACTGATTCTCCATAAAATATTCACTTTTATGTTTTGGAATTAAGGCTCTTTAGTTCAGGAGTTATTATGAAAAGAATTATGCTTGCTGTTTTTGTGATCTGTGGTGCGCTGTCTCTTTCAGGATGTATCCTTCCCCCTGGGCCTCATAGCGGCGGACATGGTGGAGATCACTTCCATGGTCCAGAGCATCGTTAACCGCCTGAGGACTTCCATTTTACAGAAATGAAAAAGGCCGCAAAATTATGCGGCCTTTGGTCACTACCAACCAGCGTATAAAGAATCTCTCAGGAGCCAACAGAGAGAGGCTTTTCTGCTTTTTAACTGACCACTGCCGTTTTGGTGTTGGCTGGCAGTGATAACGTGATGATAGCTTCATTTAAGTTATCGAAAGCATTTAAATATCGAAAGAGCTCATTGAACCAATCATTTTCAACTTGCCGGAACATTCAACCAGAGCACCAGGCATCTCTGCTGGTCTTTTGATGGCAATTCTCAGCTCTCCCGAACGAGGCCGGTAACTAACAATTTATTCGACAGTTTCTTCGGCATTAACCCAAAGATCTAGATGCTTGATGTAGCGTTGGATGGGCACATAAATAACCACCCCATCTACAAGGTTAATGGACTTGATAACACATCCCTGCGGAGCTAAATAATCCCCATCACAATGAGGGTGAATAGAGTGCTCGTCACCGTATCGATAACCATGCGGAAGTTGAGGGAGTGAATTTCTTGTCATGGGCAGCTTCTTAGATAGAAGGAATTGAAAATCCATAGTGCCTTAATGCACCTGACTTAGATACCAACTTTTCATTTTTCAGCGCTCTGTTGTCTCGTATTCTGATTTTTTGTTCATGTGGCCATGTAAATTTCAATACCTAAAGTGTTCTGCGTTTGTAGCTGAATTACCTGGAACCCTTCTCTGTGAGCTGCGAGCAATTGGCCTGCACTGCTTTGTTGTGCGCCAGGATGTCACGCTTGGTCTGTTTATCCAACACATCGATATCGTGGTCAGTCAGGTAGATGATCCGCACCCAGCTGCAGGCCGTGTCAACGACTACCGGGGCGGGTAAACTTTCCGCGCAACTCCCGATCAACATCGTCATCGCCCATACGCTTAACGTCTTCCTGTACATCGCTGGCCCCTTTCGTGACTTCAGCACGGCGTTCTGCCGCGGCGACAGTAGCAGCGGCGTTCTCTTCGGTACGTTGCTGATCAGCTTTGGCTTTCGCCTTACTGGCCCCGCGAGCATGACCAATGCCGAACGCGCCAGCAATAGCACCCAGGATGACGACCACCAGTCCCGCGATAATTTCAAAGCTCATTGCTGCTCCTTCAGTTCGTCGGCCTTTTCTTTCAATGCTGGCTGGCGTACGTATTGCGATAGTACGGCCAGCACCACCAGCGCAGGGCTAATCAACGCAACGATGTTTGGCGGCAGGATGTTTTTGATATCCGGCGGCAGCACCGCCCAGGCGTGCAGCGCAGCATCCGGGAACGACTGCGCCCATACACCAACCAGCGCGCCGATAGCTCCCAGCTTTACAGACCACGTTTTCAGCAGCAAGCTGGCATGCCCTACGAACTCCAGCCGGGTATATTTGCGCAGAAGTAACAGAACGAGCACAGCCACCAGCACAAGCAAAGCGAAAATGATCATCTTCACAGGACACGCTCCTTAACCCAGCCGTAGAGAAAATCCTCGTTGGCTTCGCGGCCCTCCGCCAGTTCGAGGTATCTGGCACCCTGGCTGCAGTTCAGCGCACGCAACAGAACCTGTTCACCCTCTTTCCCGCGGGCGGAAAGGTATCCCTTAAGCGCGGTGATGGTTCGGGGACCAATGGCGCCATCCGGAATCAGATCGGGATACAGCTTTCCGCGCATATTCATTGCGGTCAGCCAGCGCTGGAAAAACTTACTGGCTACAGATGGCCCCATGTTCACGCCAGTGTCGCAAAGCTCATCTGCCAGTAACGTAGATAGAGCTGCCACCTGGTCAAACCGGGGGCCGGTCCAGTAATCGCTCAGCAGGATTTGCTTTGCTGTTTCCCTGGGCAGGTTCCGCATATCACCGGTGTAGCCATGTGCACGGGCGGTGGTCTGCGTGATGCCCCAGCGGGTCGGCCCGCCTTTATCCGACGGATGATCGACATAACCATCCTCCTTGCCGAGGATCCCCTCGATAATCTGGTCTGCTGTCATTGTGCTTTCACTCCGGTGATTCGTTCCCAGAAATACGTGAGCGCTACGGAGCCCATCGCGCCGCTTATCCCCGCGGTTGCCAGAATCATGTAAATGCTCAGTCCGCTTTCAATGCTCACCAGGCCAGCAATAACGCCGGTAAACCCTGAAACCACCATTTGGGCAAGAGCATTGAACAAGCTCCATGTTGCCTTGCTCTGCTTCACATCTATCAGGTAGCGGACAAGTCCACCCCAGCAAGCAATGATCAGCAGAACCAGCCAGGACATCCCGGCAATGCTCTCTTTGTCTTGCATACGTTTAGCCATAGTTACCGCCTCCGATGGAAGATCGGGAAGCTGTGTGTTTGAAAAGGGTCAGGCCCGTCAGGCTGGATTTAACAACGAAGCGTGTCGATGATGATTCCTGCGGGACCTGATAATAAAAAAGCCATGCAAATGCATGGCCTTGTGATTTGAATCCGTTATTTACAAAATGTATTCGAGACAGTATCTTTCGACTTCCGGACAAAAAACATATACCGGGACAAAATCTAAATGTAACTGCCTTGCCTGCATGAAACCATGCGGGCTTTTTTTTGCCCAAAGAAAAAGCCCACCGAAGTGGGCCTTACAGCTATCATCATTTTTTATTAGGTGTGGTGCCGGGTGCCTCCCGGTAAGTCGCCGCCAGTCCACAGACGACTCGCAATGCGCAAAAAAACATATCAGACTGGCAATGCCCCTCCGCATAGGGGGATTCACCACACCAGAAATTTAACATTCAGTCTTTCTGGTTTCAATACTCTGCTTGTCTGAGGTATCGGCTCACCATAACCGCCCAGCCTGATGTTATCAGCGTGTAGCGGCTTGTTTTTCTCTTTGATAAAATTGATTCGCAAATGATTAAAACATCAACTGGTGCATAATATGAGTAAGTACTCAGACCTTTTACAGGTAATCAAGTCACGGGTTTGCCAAAATAACAACTTCCCCCAAACATTACTGGCAGACTCACACAGTTACAGAACCAGGCAGGTTTGGTACCGAATAGGACAAATATTCACTCTTGAATGTATTCTCGATGAGTACAGGAAACATTTTTCATCGGATTATTATTATCTTGATAACGATAAGGCTCTTCATCACCTTATCTTCGAAATGACCAAGTGGAAACCTGAAGAGATTAGAAGACTCTCGCTAAACGACTGTCTCTTTATCATTGCCAGTCAACTAAAGCCCAGTTATATGTCAGAAGATGCTGCCGCTGTCCTGGCGTCACTCAATCTGCCGACTGGCCACTATCCTGTTGAGGATTTTCCACAAGAGGACTGGGATCCCAGGGAAAACTCAGCATTCCTTGAAAGCTATCAGTAGCGACTCGCCCAATCTCCGCAGAGATCTGACTCAGCCGCTCCTCAAGAGCGGCTTTTTCTGCTATCAGACGGTTGAAGTGGGCAAGATAGATTTTCTGTTGCCCAAGCCAGTCTTCAAGCTGTTGAGTGGTCATGCCCGGGTTAAAAAAATATGGTTGCTGCATAGCTTCCCCCAGATAAGTTACGCATTGTGATCGGGATTCGCTTCAGACGCTGGCCCCTCTGCCGTTCTGGTGCTGGTTGACGGAATCGAACAGCCGACATCCTGCTTACAAGGCAGGCGCTCTACCTTCTGAGCTAAACCAGCAATCTGGTTCAGGGCTCTGCGCGGAGGGCTTTAACGTATCGTGCAGCACGTCTCTACCCAAGAGCCCTGACCGGATTGCAGATACGAAAAAGCCCCGGCATTTGCCGAGGCTTTAAATTTTTTCTTCAACGGTGAACACACAATGCCCATCGTTAGAACAAATTAACACGAATTCGGGAAAAGTAAATATCTCACCGCGTTATTTGTTTGAGTTGCGCCTCTGCCCACGCTTCCTCTATATCGAATTTAGTGATCAATACGTCGAAGAACGGTTTAACCGATTTCTTCCAGGTATCCAGAGTGATGGCGTCCGTTATCTGGCAAATGGCCCTATGCACAGCAGTGGAGAGGATTCGCTCATACCCGCGACCACCACAGCGTTTACAGTTACCCATCACAGGCACTCCCTGCTTCTCCGTCTCATCCTGGTTCACTACCTTCCCCCGACCGTGGCAGTCGTTACAGGCGGCGCTAACAGTCCCTTTTCCCTTGCACTTTTGGCAAAGCACCCGGACCTGCTCCCGGACCGACTTCACCTCCTCCCAGTATGATGGATAGATCCCCTTTGTAACTTTGACCCACTTCGGCGGTTTGCCGTCCGGATACGTTACTTTGTTGGTGAACGCCACTGCGTCGATGAATCCAGACCCATTGCAGCAGTCGCATGTTTTTTTACTGGAAGCACTGCGGGAGTAATCCTCAAAGGCGTACTCTGCGAGGATCCGTATAACCCGGGGTTTTACGCTTGGCGAGAGCTTTCGCAACGCAGCAACCTTATCGCATTTTGTCAGCGCGTACTCAGCCAATAGTCCGATAGCCCGATCCCGGTCATTGTTGCTTATGCCCATCTTGCCCAGGAAAGCGCTATACCCCATAGCGGCACGTTCCTGGGTCATGCCCATTGCTGCCATGATGTCGGTGCCGGTCAGTGAATCAGAGGCGGTAGCACGCGGAGAATCGCTAATCAGCGTGGATTTTGCGAAGTGGTATTTCACTGTGTTTTCAAGATTCACGCTGCGGCCCTCTTTGGCTGTTTTGGTTTGGTCTGGTTCAGGTTGTGCTTTGCTACTGGCGGCATACTGGCGCGCTTAACGCTCTCGGTTTGGTACTGCATGAAGTGATCGAGGGTCATAGAGAATCCCCAATGATGATCTGCCCTTTCTCGCCCCATATTTTGGTGATGCGGCAATCCCAGACGTGTGAATCATCCTCATAGAGGGCGTCCATTAGGGCTTTCAGCATATTGTCGCAGTCGGGCTTTGACTGATGTGGACGTCCTGCGTATTGCGCTCTCTTTTTCTGACTCCAGCTTTGCGGCATAGGCATGACGAACGTGACGTGAGCGCCGGAGTCTGGCAGGTGAATTTTGCGCAGACGAGCTTCATCACAGAACGCCCGGTAACGTATTACTTCCGAACGCTGCTTCCACTTATCAGCTCTGGTCATCCTGGGTTTGCCGATGGGCGTGATATCGTAGATTTTCATGATTTGATGAGTCCCTCTTTCCGCCAGATTTCCAGGGTGCGCATTACCCCCTCTGCGTGCATCAGGCGCAATTCGTCGTAGGTGAAATCGGTGGTTTTGGTTCTGCCGTCAATTACGTCATGGCACCCGTTGCAGGCGATCGCCGCCTGAGTATCGTCAGGCTTGCATCCTGTGCCGCACGTACCCGCCAGGCGGTAATGCGCCAGCACGCTGGTTTCCGGGTTGCCGTTGCAGTGCCCGGGGATCCGCACGGTACATTCGCGGCCACGCGCCTCTTTGCGTAGGTTCGCCATACTCACCCCCACATCCTGTTACGCCAGCGAGAGTCTGGCCGCGGCGGTTTTTTGTCCTCCACCAGCTGCGCGCTGACGGTCCATGTCATAAAGTCAGGGTTTAAGCTTCGTTCGACCTTTACGCCCCGCTGACGATATCTCGCTACCAATTCTTCGGCCTGCTGGGTTGTGCATTCGAGATGGTGAAACCATGAGTATTTCATCAGCATCACCCCGCGAAGCTTAAAAGCTGGTTGGCGGCGTTTTCAGCTTCCTGCAGGCTGTTGAAAGAACGAGAGAGGATCCACCGCCAGAGAACATCGAGCGATGCTTTGTACAGTTCCTGGAACTCGCATTCGTCCATGCTTGCGAAAGAAATGCTGCGAGGGTGTTTTTTCAGCGTGCCGTCCGGCAGCTGTATGGCGTCATAGTGGCCGGCCTCAACGATGCCCCACGCCCGGTAAGCATCGAAGGATTTGCAAATACTGATTGAACCGGATCGCTTCTCAGCTATCAGGTCGAGATATTGCCCGGCGGCATCAAGCAACGCCGATTCACTCCCGCCATATGCAGCAAGGTATTTGGCGTAACCTGTGATAAGCCTGCGCTCGTTAGACGAAATCGCCCCGCCGGTAGGTTCCCAATATTCAAAGCCGAGATTGAGTAAAGCAAAGTATCGGCGGTGAAACGCCGGATTGCGGACAAGCTTAAAATCGGCCTCCAGAACGGCGCCGAGCTTGCATTTTGATTGCAAGAAATCACTGGTCTCCTGCGTGGCAGGGATCAGTATTCCTTGGGTCTGTTTTATCAGGTGTAATTGTTGCGCCATGGGTTTCACTCCGTGGCGCTGAGATGCTCCGTTGCCGTTGTTCAGGCGGCAGGTAAATTATTGCAGCTTACTCTCGGTTTCGTCAATGCAGCCAGCTTCTTTAGCTAGCTCTTTAAACTCTTCAATCGTCAGCAAAAACTGATTTTTTCTTACCTTTTCGAGCCCGGTTATTTTCCCCCCATCGCTCGAAATTAAAAACTTCCCGCCCTGCCTGATAATGTCCACCACTTCGGCGATATCGAGATCCACTTCATCCCCCTGAGCGACATACAGACGCATAAATATAGTCTGGCGACAGCATCAAAGGGACACGCTTATTGCGATGCTTTGGGAAATGCCAGCCACCAAAAGGTGAATCAGTAAAACCAGTCGTCCGCGCTTTCCCACGTCTCTTGCAGGATTTGCTCAACGCGTTTTTTATCGCCATCAGCGCCGCCCAAAACGCTAAGACCATCGTTGCTTGTGCGTCGAATGGTTAATTTGTAGTCATCATAAGACTGGGACAAGCGGCGCAGCAATTCTTGCTCAAGCGCAGGTATGGCACCATCAGGGAGTTTTTTATGTTTATCAATTGTGACTTCAACTTTCATGGTTAGCACCTCACACAGATACTGTATAAATATACAGTATACCGGTTGCATGAAATGTTCAACCCCTCTGCAGCACTTTTTGCCAACACCATGCTTATGTTTAGATTGATGTTTTTCCATAATAAAAAACCCGCCGAAGCGGGTTTTATCATGTACATGACCGGCGCAGCGCAGAGCTGGGGGGACGTAAACAATATCCGCCAGGCCATGAAAAGCGCCAAGATACCGGGCAACTTCCGTAACCTGTTTATGCACTCACCCAGTGGTAAAAAGGACGGCATCCAGATAATACCGCTGTCAGAGATCGCGGCGAAGGATGAATTTCTGAATATCAAGAACGTCAGCCGGGATGATATGATGGCAGCGCACCGCGTGCCACCACAGATGATGGGAATTATGCCTAATAACGTAGGAGGTTTTGGTGATGTTGAAAAGGCCAGCAGTGTTTTTGTACGCAATGAGTTAGTTCCACTGCAAAAACGATTAAAGGAACTTAACGAATGGTTAGGCGAGGATGTTATTAGTTTTGAATCTTATACTTCATGTTAACCAAACTTTTAATCAAGAATACAACTATGGCACTTAATGTGCCATAGCACCTCTATTCTTCCATAATCAAAATGTCAGCATCATTAAGAAACAACCCTCGCAATACGGACATATTCATGAGCCCTGACTTTTTAATAATAGCTTTTAAAAAAACATGCCGCTCATCAGTTAAAAATGCAACCCCATCATTTCTAAACATATCAACCAGTTCATTCATTAATACTGATGCAGTTGCTAATAAGCTATGCTCTTCAAGAAAACAATATGTATAATATGGGTCGTTAATATAATTTGCTAAAAGTCCTTCCAAGCGATTCAAATCTCTCAAATCTTCTGGCACTGCTTCATAGCCATAATCAGGCTCAATGAAGGACGAACTTCTATAATTAACAAGTTCTCTACACTGGATAGCCCACTCAAAAACACTAATTGAATCAATTGTATTAGTATTGAGCTTATGAGATTTACATAACTCAGCAAAGGCCTTAATAGTAGTTTTGTGATCTCCTTTTATTTTATTAGTGGAAATACGTATTGGTACAGCATTTTCCACGCACTCTAAAAAAAATATATCCCCTTTTCCATTTTTGAAAATAGAATATCCCTCAAGAAGCAAGAAAGCTCTTAACGAATAAAAAATGGAATAATATAATTTAATTATGGCCCATGATGAATGCCCCCTTCTAAGGCTGTATAGTGACTCCAAAAAACTTACAGATGCTTTGTAAAAAACATCTGTCGAGTCAGTCCTTATAGCATTTTTCAAGTCTGACAATTTACTAGCACTTAACTGAATCGAATCAATTCTATCTTTATATTGACCTAACTGAGTGGGATCCGAGCATCCCACTTCAGCCTCAATAAACTCCTGACAGAGATATCTTTTAAAATTCATATTCATCCTGAGACGGTAGTGATGACAGTACGTTTTCTTCCAGCAATTCCTTCACTCTTTTCCTTGCTGTTTTACCATCATGATTCTTTAATTCATCCCAGGTAATAAGTGTCGATTTCTCTAGCGAAATAATTGACTTTATTGTATCAACAGTAAATGATTTCCTTTCAACGCATTGTGAAAGTAGTTTTTCAGTCAAGAAATCCACAGCACCCGCAAAGCCAGCGGCTTTTACAAATGGATTCTTAGCTTTGCTATTCCAAATATTTTCTTTGTCGTAATAGTATTTGATGCCATTGAAGAAGTTTATGATCAAATTGCGTTGATTATCATATGTCCTAATATTATATTTCGCAAATGTTCCCGCTGGCTTAACATGCTCTTTTAAGGATTGAACAATAGTAGATAACTCGATATTACCAACACCACGAGGTGACCCCGGAAACTTTATTAACTTATAAAACGGAGATGTCTCTAAATCATTTAGCTCACGAGCAATGTCAGTTATACGATTTATCGCATGCGTTTCATCGTCTTCGAGTTCACCAAAAAGATCGTAAATTAAGCTCTTAGGTACTGGTTTTTGTTCTGTATTGATATTTAAGAAAATTTTTGCTGCTTGTGGCGTTGTTAATGATTCACATAAAGTAACTAATATGTCCATTTCACCAACTTTAGGATCTTCCTCCATAGCTTCTTCTAAACCAGCTAATCGATGCTGACCATCAATAACCTGAATAGATGCAGGAATAAAATCAAAAGAAATGATACCATCTTTAACTACAATCTTTTTATCTGCATTCGTCCAGTTCAAAATAAATGAACTAAAGAATATATTACCATCAAGAACATATTTTTTAATACTTGTTATTCTTCTACTATTAAGTACACGCTGAACGGCTCCTTCCTCATTATCTCGCCCTCGAACAGCAACGTAATACATGGGGATCAATTCTTTTACCTTCATAGAGAAAGTAAATGCAGGAATATCACCAAAAACTGTTTCTAGACACTGATAACTAAGTTTATTTATTGCCATTATTCATTTACCTGCTTTATCAGTCAGTTGGATAATTTTGCTGCTACATTACAACAATTGGGTTCTCCACACAATATATCGCGGTCGCGCGCGCTCGTATCCCCGCCACGCCAACACGCTTTGTGTAATGGCGTCAAGCAACTGCATGAGATGTAACCGGCCCGCCAGTTCTGACGGGCCGGTTACATCTCACCTACAGTTCATTATCCCTCGGTATCTTTGATACATAAAATAAGCAGTGAGTTGTTCATTTGGCCCCCTCATGCAGCTGCGCTGCGATGCACGAAAAAAAAGACTCCCTCGTATGGCTGTTAAGAGCTGGCGCAAAGGCCGCATTAAGAACGGCAGCATCACAGCTGTCATCGATATAGAGCGCAATTTTTTTCTCCAGGCGCGCTTTGGCCTCCTGCAGCTGCATACCCCGGCAGGCGCGCGGGATATACTCAGCAATTTGAGCGATACATTTTTCGTTCTGTTTAAACATGCTTCACCCCGATAGGCTTGATGGTGTCGAGCAGCAGTCGGCGGCGCGTATTTTCTGCAAAGTGACGGCGCCCGGTTTCTTTGTGGTAAAACTCATTTTTGCCGACGACCCACATTCGCTCTGTCTGGTGCAGTTTTTTTACCTGCAGACCGTCTTTGGTGATCACGGTGCCGGTATGGGTTTTTACGATTGTCATACGGCCTCCCGGGATGACGATGCAGGCGTACAGGTAAAAATGACTTCCTGAATATCGAGGAAACGCTGGAATACGGGGCAACCAAGCAGGCTGTAATTCATCCCAACAGCAACTTTCGGCACCAGGCCAAAGCGCTTCATGTCAAAGTCGATGACGGCCCGCTGATCGCGGAAAAGCCCCAAACGACCATGCCGGATAACCTCGCCAGTCGCTTCTGCTTCGGAAAAATACCGCTGGACAGTAGCGCGGCTCAGCCCCAGTTTTTTCATTGTCTCGGCGGTCGTGAGTCGCCCCTGATGTCTGGTGATCCGAATCACTGCGCGGACGTACTCTCTGCGCTCAACTGCTGACAATGCTCTAGCCATACATACCTCACTTAACGACACGCAAATGGCGCACGTTTTTGCGATAGCTGTCCCATTCAAAATTCACCCACATACCGCCGTCCATCTGGAGACGGTCAAGGATCCGCATACCCAGTGTTTCCTTCAGCGATTCATAGTTCAGGTTGGTTAGGATGCCGACAGGTCGCATGGAGGACAGCCGGCGATCGATAACCTGATTCAGGATGACTTTTTCACCGCTGCTTCCGCGCTGAATACCCACCTCATCCAGAATAAGCAGGTCCACATGGCACAAATCGTCCAGCAAGGACGCCTCTGACTGCCCGCCGTCATAACATTCCCGAACACGCAGCATGAGATCCGGAATGGTTACCACCAGCACAGAGCGGCCACCAGCCAGCAGGTGATTTCCGATTGCTGCCGCCAGATGGTTTTTCCCGGTGCCCGGTGCTCCGCTGAATACGAAACTCGCAAACCCAGAGCCGAAATGCTGCGCATAACTTTTCGCCATCGAGAGCGCCCGACGCTGGCCATCCGACTCAACCTGATAGTTCGCGAATGTGCAGCCGCGGTGCAGATCCTGAATTCCTGCACGTCCAAAGATTTTCTCTGCACGTGCGCGCTGGTTTTGTTTTTCCAGTTCCTCACAGCGCTTACGGCCTTCTTCGGCTTGCCAGGCACGCCATTCATCAACGCTGCCGAATTTAGGCTGAACGCCAGGGGGAATGAGTTTTTTAAATCGCTCCAGTGCATTCCCGGTACGAACAAAGTTTTTCATCGCTACCCCCTGAATCCCGCTGGGATGGTTTTGTCAGGTTCCGAAATCTGATTGGGATCTCGAGTTCCTGGCGCCTGCTGAATCGCCCACGGTTCGCTGAAATGCATACCGGGACCAAAAAACGTTTTCGCCTGTTTCACGTACTGCGTGTTCAGGATTCCCTCGGCTTTTACGAAAGCCGCGTAACGCTCCACACCTGCGAGGATTTCCGCCGTAGTGGTTCCATCCCTGATTCGGGCATTCCAGGCTTTGAAGGCATCGGATTTGCTGTTACCCCCTGCCCGCCTGGGATAAACCGACCAGACCTGCTCGAACTCATTCGGGTATATTTTTTGAGGTTCAGGTTTATCGCCTTCGTCCTGGTTCTGATCGTCAGGGGGTGTGGCGGAGCCATGCCCCGAACTATCTTCCTCCTGATCCTGTTCCTGCTCCTGATCCTGTTCCTGGTTAAGGAACGGTTCGAGAACCCTTTCGGAACCCTTTAGTTTTGCGATACCAATGTGGGATATTGCCGAGGCTAAAACCCGCGCCAGCTCTGGCTTCACCGTAGATTTGTCCGGGACCTGATCAAACAAACGAAGTGCTGCAATTCCCTGGTTTGGGTTTTCAACTGAATTCCAGGTCAGAAAGTTACGAATTAGCACCCATTTCGATGACGAATCACGCGTTGCGAAACCGTTAGCCGATAGCTCATCAAACCCTTTCGAAACCCTTTCAGGAGTCCAGGCAAGGTCTTCCGAAACGTATCCATCAGGCAGTCGGAAACACCCGATCATGTTTGTGTGTTGCCCGGTGAGCAGGTACAGCGCCAGCAACCTGGCGTCATCCGATACCCGGCGCATTCCATCGCTTATCCAAAATGATGTATGCACCTTGCCGTAATCACGCATAGAGACCCCGTTGTTGCTTAAACTGGTGTGTTTTCATCACCAAGCACCCACCGCAAAGCCTCAGCGTATTCGCCACTGGCGGTTTGAAGTTGCTGGGTGATTTCCTTACGGGATTTGAGACGCGGCTTTGTGTCGCCAAGGACAGCGCGCTGACGGCGAGCTTTCTCGTGGCCAGTTACACCCTCTGCCGCTGCCTCTAACTGTTTGACCGTTTCCCGCTGCTTTTCCGGTGGCATATCGACCAGCTGACGCGCTTGAGTGACAGTGACTTTTCCAGCCTCAACCGCCGCCTGGACGGCCTGCGTAGCATCCAGTAGAGCCACGGTTGCCTGGACCGTTTTTACGCTGCAGCCAAAAAGCAGGGCAATGTCATTTTCGTCATGACCGTATTCCATCTGCTGAACCATTTTTTTTGCCCGGCCCAGTGGGGTATCTGGTTGCGTGATCTCGTTTTCGCTGACCATGTATTTGGCCATTTGAATTGCCGAGCCGCGCTTAGCTATACCGGGTACCGGCCAGGGTTCCAGCCCTGCCCGCTTTCTCCTGGCGTTTGCTTCCATAGCGTTCTTTACGCGCTGCCGACCTGAAACCACGCAGGTTTTCCCTGTCTCTGGGTCCTTCCACACGATAATCGGTTCGAGTACCCCAAGCTCCATGATGTTGAGGATCACAGCTTCATTAAGCGGTAGGTGTACTCGTTCGTCGTACAGCGGGTGTGTTGTATCGGTAACCAGATGCAAACTTTCCGGTTCGAAAAAAAGAACATTGCTTTTGCCGCTGGCGCCGTATGCGTCGATAGAATTTTTAGCCATGGGCGCCCCCGTTATTGATATTCAGTTGGTGAGTGTTCATAATTTCCCCTGTGAATTGATCCAGTTAATTCGCAACGAAAGCCGTAGGTGTTGCAGCACCGCGGCTTTCACCTTTCTGAGTTCCAGCATCACGTCACTCCTAGCATTGAAGTGACAATGGCCATCAGCGGCGCCGTTAACTCAGGGTCTATCCGGAACATCTCGACAATTCCCTCGCTCAGTTCTTTCAGCTTCTGATGGCGTGGAGCCCCCACAGCAACGGCAATCTTTGCTTCGCTGGTTTCTTTTTCCAGACGAGCCAGACGGGACATAAAATTGTCTTCGGGCATCAGGCGATGGCGAAACTCCAGCGGAAGAACGGTCATGATTGCCGGGGTAAGAAGGCGAACGTACTCGCGATAACGTTCAGACTCGGCCGGGTTGTCCAGGTAGCGAAAAAGCTTTTGTCTGGCTCGGCTGATGTCATCAGGAAACGCGATCTCCTCGCCGCCCTGCTGTCGCCACTCATCGATGATGTATGCCGAGACAACGTCCTGCCCTTCAGCGGCTGCCCAGGCGCGAACGGCAGAGCGAATACCGTCGTGATCTGACTCTCTCAGCTGATTTCGCTTTATCAGAGCGCCGGTGTTGAATCCGGTATTTTGTTGAAAGGGAAGTGTTTGCATGGTTAATCCCCATTAAGCTCGGAGCTGTTAGTTAGGGGAGTTGTAGGAGGTATAAACTCAGGCCAGATTGTTTCCCAATCATCTGGGAAACAATCTGCTCTGGTAACAGCGCCTTCCGTAAGCTGTTCTATTTGTATGGCGCGAGATGGGGATATGGCAGCAATCCCAGATGCCATTTGTGAAAGATAAGAAGTCGATACCTCGAGCTTTGTAGCCAAGGCCTTGGAGCTGCCTCGTTTCATGTTTAGATAATCTTTAAGTTGCATAGTGGCTCCCTCATGTGATTACGGTGAGTTTATAAAATACTAAACCAAAACGTCAAGTATTTGCTTGTTTATAAATTACTAATCAAAATGCTTTCTATGACGACACAGGAAATTAGACGCAGGCGACTTAAGGAATGGTTCTCAGAAAAGTCGCTTCCAGAGAAAGAGAAAAGCTATTTATCTCAATTGATAAATGGCCGCAGTTCCTTTGGCGAAAGAGCGGCAAGAAGGTTAGAAAGAGATTACGGAATGCCCTCAGGCTTCCTTGACTCAGACACCTCTGACTCCCAAAGCACACCGCCAAGTCTTGTGTTGAGTGAAGAAGAACTTAAGCTCATTACTTTTTTTCGTGGATTCCCTGACTCCGCAAAGAAAGAAGCGCTAATTGAATTTGAATCTAAGTTCAATAAATTCAACGAACTTTTCAAAGAGTTACTGGCTTCACGCAGTTAACGCTCACGCCTCCCAAACCAAATCTCATCAAAGGCGGGCTTTGGTTCTTTCACAACCACTTCCTTCATTTGGGCCTCAGGATCTGAAGGCTTCAATTTTTTACGCACAAAAGTTTACTTTTTACTTTACAGAATAGTTTAGCAATGATTAAACTCATCACATCAACAACGCGCTGCGTTGCTCCGATAAACGTTCCGCTGGCCGGCGACAAGGCAATGAGGGTGAGATGAGTAAGGTAAAGGTGGCGCCTATTGAACTCGAAATAGACGCCACGGAAGTAATCAATCAGGTCGAGGAACTACTGGGGTTACTTGAGCTTCCAGCCCGTTCCCTTGAAGGCATCCCTGAGGATGTCGTCAACCTGCTTTTTGACAACATCCGTCCCTTGCTTAACAACATCGTCCTTAGTGATTTCTCGACCACAGTTGGCACAACTGACGCCAACAAAATTTGTATCAAAGTCGAAATCATCGGGACGCTTGAGCATCTCGCTTCCGCAATCAGGGCAAGCAACTTCCATCGTTGTCAGTTTTGACATTTTTTATTTTTTTGCTGGCTGTGTGAGAACTACCAGCATACCACCGAGCCTGAAGTGGTTAAAAGACAGGCAAACATGAGGAGTTGGAATGAGCAAGCAAGGCATCAGAGCCCTGATCATTTCAGCAGTTATTGGGCTCTTCATCTGGATCGCGCTCTTCAGCGCACTGAGGGGATTGTTTCTATGAATGATTTCGCACGCAAACCCGCTCGTCAGCAGGCTATTCGTTTAAGTCCGCTGTCAGCTTTCATCCGCCGGGTGTGCTACATGCTCGCGCAAAAAGGAGACCCTTCATGAGCACGATGTTTGCCCTGGTTCTCACCGTCAGCATGCTGACGGGCGGTAATCAGGATGTCCTGCTCGGCGTTTACGACACTGAGAATGACTGCAAGGCAGCCGCAGAAGAGCAACACGTGAAAGCTGAATGTTATCCGCTGAAAGGTGTACTGGACGAGCATCCGGCCGGGTTCACGGTGCAAATGTAGGGGGAAGAATGCAGAAGAAATGCGGTTACTGCCGTAAAGCAATCGAGGGAAAACCAGTGGTAAGCACCCTGTTGTACCTCCAGGGGAACCAGCTCGCACGGAAAGAAAAAGAGTATTGCTCTGAACGTTGCGCCTCTCACGACCAGATGGCGCACGAGGGCTAACGTAAACCCGCCGAAGCGGGCTTTACGTCCGGTGCCACCGACCAAAGTTACACCGGAAATTACCAAAACCAATGACCACCCTGAATGGGCGCTACCAATGGCCCGGGGGATTCTACATCCAAAATAGAGGCTATCACATGGAATATTTTTATCTGATAAAAGCGACTCAAAAATCGGGTAAAGCTGATGCCGTAATCTGGCGCACTAATAAATCAGAAGCTCGCGCCCTTCTGCAGCTGGACGTCGATCTGGAAGACGCTGGGATCGAAACAGGCCGCGGCAAAGACTATCAAAAACCAATTCGCACCGATTTCCCGGTATTCAATGACCTGCCGGCGGAAGGTGTTCTCGATTACTCATGGTGCGAACGCTACCAGCTCGGCGACGACGGTCGCACCTGGGCTCTGAAACCAGGTCAGGTGCCTGCGGATCATCACATCGATGATGCCGGAGTAACCTCTGAGGCCGTTACTGGCGAGCTGGTTGATGCCAATACTACTGGCGATGCGGCACAAGGTGAGACCGTGGAAACTTTCGGTAGCGATGAATACCAGGACGATTCCAGCGCGCTTTTTAACGTGGCCGAACTCCCCTTTCGCGCGCAGCTGCTGGCGCAGTACATGGCCGAAGAACGTCACGTTTATCATATCAGCATGCCTCACCGGCAGGAGCTGTCAGCTCTAGAAATGGACACTGATAACGCAGCCGTCCAGGATCTGATTCTGGCCGCCGAGAATGTCCCTGAAATCAAAAAATACGATATGCCGGCGCTCTGGAAATTCACCAGCGCCAATAAAAAAGTCTTCCCGGAAGGGAAACGGCATGAGCTCGGCAAACGTATTCAGTTTGCAAAGCTGTGGTTCGCCACGAACGCGATCGACCGCGGCATTCTCACCAGGGAATGGGCTGCCGGTAACTGCATTTCTTCGGTTTTGAAAACTGATGCAGGAACTAATGCTGGCGGCGGTAATAAAACCGATCGCAACCCTGACTACACCCATACCCTTGATACGCTCGATGTAGAAATAGCCCTGGCCACAATGCCAATGGATTTCGATATCTACAATTTCCCGGCATCAATTCACCGCCGGGCCAAAGAGATCGTTCAGAAGAAAGAAAGTCCGTTCAAGGAATGGTCGGCAGCGCTGCGCAAGGTTGCAGGCATCCTGGATTATTCCCGCGCCGCGATTTTTGCCCTTATTCGTGGCGCCACCAGCGACATTCATCATTTCCCGGTAAGTCTGCAGACCTATATCAATGCGAACCTGACCGAGCATAAGCATGACGCCCCTTCTGCTGAGACTCTTGAAAAAGCTGGTCATGTTTCATCTGCCGCCGTCACTCTGGACGCTGTGAAAAAGGCTATCGATGGAGATGAAGGTGTGCCTGACCTGGAAACTCTCCCAACTGACTTTCAGGTAACTGGCACCGAACTGGTGAAAGAAGCTCAAAAGAAACGCCCTGACGCTAATCAGGTTCTGGCCGCCGAACGTGGCGAATATGTCGAAGGCATCAGTGACCCCACGGATCCGAAGTGGATAACCGAAGACCTGACCAAACCCAAACAGCCTGAAGTTTCAAACATGGGCAATGGTGTTTTTTCGATTGATGGTCTGATGGATAGCCAGCCAGCACCAGCACTTTCTATCGTGGACCAGGCGCGCCAGCGCGCTGCAGAAGAAAAATTACATCCAGCTAATTACGGGGAAACCACCAGCGATGTGCAGATGGAAACGGCTCAGCCGGTCGAAGACGAAAATGATAATGCGGTATCAGCAGGCGAAGGCGCTGATGAGCCTCCTGCGCAAACAATTGCCGTGAACATGAGCAAAATACTGGCTGAACACTGCCCGGATCTTACCGCCGAAGTGCTGAAAAGCCAGGTTTCAGAGAGTGCTCATAGCGATGAAGAGGAAGAGGCTGAACAAGCAGCGCCAGCATGGCCGGAGTATTTCGAGCCTGGTCGATATGAAGGCGTGCCAAATGAGGTCTACCACGCCGCTAACGGCATCAGCTCCACGATGGTTAAAGATGCGCGGGTATCGCTGATGTATTTCGAGGCGCGCCACGTATCCAAGACCATCCAGAAGGTACGCTCCCCTGTTCTGGATATGGGAAATCTGGTGCATGCACTGGCGCTGCAGCCTGAGCAGCTGGAAAAAGAATTCAGTATCGAGCCGGAAATCCCGGAATGCGCCTTCACCACTACGGCGACGATCCGCGCATTTATCGACGAATACAACACCGGGCTTCCGGTTTTACTCAGCGCAGATGACATCAAAAGATTCCTGGAGGAATACAACGCGAACCTGCCCGCCCAGGTTCCCTTGGGTACATCAGTTGAAGAAACCGGCCAGGGTTATATGTCTTTACCTGTTGAGTTCCAGCGCATTGAAGACGGTCAGAAGCAAACCGCCACCGCAATGAAGGCCTGCATCAAAGAATACAACGCCACCCTGCCCGCCCAGGTGAAAACCAGCGGTGGCCGCGATGCCTTACTGGAACAGCTGGCGCTTATTAATCCTGACATGGTTGCTCAGGAAGCACAGAAGGCGCAGCCCCTGAAAGTCTCTGGCACAAAGGCCGATCTGATTCAGGCCGTGAAATCGGTAAAACCGGATGCCGTGTTTGCCGACGAGCTGCTGGATGCATGGCGCGAGAACCCGGAAGGAAAAGTGCTGGTTACCCGCCAGCAGCTGGCTACGGCACTGGCCATTCAGAAAGCACTGTTGAATCACCCGACCGCTGGCAAGTTGTTGACGCACCCGAGCCGTGCCGTCGAGGTGAGCTATTTCGGCATTGATGAGGAAACCGGGCTGGAAGTTCGCGTGCGCCCTGACCTTGAGATAGACATGGGCGGCCTGCGCATTGGTGCGGACCTGAAAACCATCAGTATGTGGAACATTAAGCAGGAAGGCCTGCGCGCGAAGCTGCACCGGGAAATCATCGAGCGCGATTACCACCTGAGCGCGGCTATGTACTGCGAAACCGCAGCCCTTGACCAGTTCTTCTGGATATTCGTCAACAAAGACGAGAACTACCACTGGATCGCCATCATCGAGGCATCCGAAGAAATGCTGGAACTCGGCATGCTGGAATATCGCAAAGCAATGCGTGCCATCGCGAACGGTTTCGACACTGGCGAATGGCCGGCGCCGATTACCGAAGACTACACCGAAGAACTTAACGATTTTGATATGCGCCGTCTCGAAGCGCTGCGCGTACAGGCATAAGGGGGAACAGTCATGGAAAACACTAACATTGTTACAGCCGAACAGCAGGCACCAAACACCATTTCAGCTAGCAACGCGATCTTTAACGTTCAGGCTCTCGGTCAGTTAACTGCTTTCGCAAACCTTATGGCTGATTCACAAGTGACAGTGCCAGCTCACCTTGCAGGTAAGCCAGCCGATTGCATGGCCATCGTTATGCAGGCTATGCAGTGGGGCATGAATCCCTATGCAGTCGCGCAAAAAACGCATCTGGTAAACGGCGTGCTCGGATATGAAGCCCAGCTCGTCAACGCGGTAATCGCCAGTTCCAGCGCTATTAACGGTCGATTTCATTATCGCTACGGCGGCAACTGGGAACGTTGCACAAGGACGCAGGAAATTACCAGGGAAAAACACGGTAAAAATGGGAAATACAGCGTTACAGAACGGGTGCGCGGCTGGACTGATGAAGACGAAATCGGGTTATTCGTCCAGGTCGGCGCGATTCTGCGCGGTGAATCAGAAATCACCTGGGGGGAGCCACTTTATCTCTCTGGAGTCGTCACACGTAATTCTCCTTTGTGGGTTTCTAACCCGAAACAGCAGATCGCTTATCTGGGCGTCAAATACTGGGCACGGCTGTATTGCCCGGAAGTCATACTGGGTGTTTACAGCCCGGATGAAGTTGAACAAAGGACCGAGCGAGAAATAAACCCGGCGCCGGCGCAAAGAATGTCTGTCGCAGAGATCACCAGCGGAACAGACATCACCACCAGCGCGCAGGATTCAGCTCTCAATATTGATTCCCTGGCAGATGATTTCCGTGACCGCATTGAGCGCGCCGAATCGGTCGATGCAGCAAAAGCCATCAGGGCGGATCTGGATAAAGAGAAAGCTGTGTTGGGCACTGTTCTTTTCACCGAACTGAAAGGTAAAGCCGTGCAGCGTTATTTCATGGTAGACGCCCGAAACAAAGTTGAGGCCGCCATTAATTCACTTCCTAACCCGGGGGATCCGGAAGCCGAAGCGTTATTCGCGAAGGCAGAAAGCACCCTGACCTCATCGCGCCGCCACCTCGGTGATGAACTGTATGAGCAGTTCCGCATCACCCTGGACGATATGAAACCGGAATACGTGGGCTAAGGGAGGCGGGAGGGTTCGCCCTCCCGGTAACGATATGACGAAAATTACTGAACGCGGGATGATTTTTAACGGGGAGATGGTGCGGGCATTGTTGGATGGCCGAAAGACGCAGACGCGCAGGATTATAAAGGACTGCACGGTCGGAAGAGACCAAATTTCAAAATTCATTCAGATCGAGAAGAAGTTTATCGGCTGCTACCCGGAAGATGTACCTGAACTGATCAGGGAATGCTGCCCATACGGAATACCAGGCGATCGCATCTGGGTGCGGGAGGCCTTTCGGGTGCATAGCCGGGCTACAGACGTCGCCACCCTGGTATACAAAGCCAGCGAGCGAAATTCATGGACTGAGCAAACCCACCGTGTACCCGTAGCTGTCTGCAATAAGCCGGCAACGCCTGAGAAATGGACTCCTTCGCTGCACATGCCGCGCTGGGCCAGCCGCATTCTGCTGGAAATCACCGACGTGCGGGTTGAGCGGCTAAACGCTATCAACGAGCATGATGCTCAGGCAGAAGGCGTGGCGAAGCTACGAGGGGGCTTCTGGAAGCACTATCAGCCAGGCTGGACTCAACATCAACTGAGCGCCCGCGGCTCATTCGTAACCCTTTGGAAATCAATCTACGGCGACGAATCATGGAATTCCAATCCATGGGTTTGGGTTATTAAGTTCAAACGAATTGAGGACCTGACAGCATGAGTCTTAAACATCGATTACCTGAGCTGGAAGCCAGCATCGACCCGGCAGCATTGCGTGCAGCCGCCGACGAATATTCGGATCTGCTTCTGACTTTGTGCTTATGCATGAAGATGGCCGGCCCCACCCGGGCGAACGTGCGCGCCTGCGCCACCGAGCTTAAAAAACGCCTGACAACCTGGCACAGCCATAAAGAGCTCAATGCAATTCTGTCCAGTTGGGATCCCGTTGGCTATGTTCTCGGCCTCCGCCGTGAAGCGAACGACAACGCGCGCGCAGCTGGCGATCCGGTTGATGTCTTTGTGTGAGGTGAATATGCGACTGATTAACCGAAGCAAACAATCACCGCTGGGCCGCCAGGCGTGCGATGCGGCACTGGCAAAACACGTTGAGCTTTATGGAGCCTACGGGCGACAGAAAACGAAAAGAACTTATACGGTGGTGGTTCAAGGCTCAAAGATCACTGTAGAAGTTGTTAACAGAAAAAGTAGCTATGTGGCCACAGCCATGAGCTGCGCGCGCCGGCTACACCATCTGCCTGGACAATGTAACTAAGGGGTTTTTATGACTAATACATCTCATAAATCAGATGAAATTTTGATAACCGATGACGTTCTGTCCAGATACAAAATATCGCGCAGCACACTCTATTTCTGGAGCACCCCATCCCGGATGCCCTCTTACTTTGCTCAGCCATTCCCGCAGCCTAAAATAAATGGCAGCCCTAAAAGGTGGAGACTTTCAGACCTGCTGGCTTGGGAGGATAACGTGGGGATCAAACCAGAGGCTGACCAATCAGCTTCTCAAGGTGATCCTGCCAAACAGCAAGCCAGTGACGCTGATCATCCAGATAATCATGCAGGTTATAACGTGCCATGACACCTGCCATATGATGGCCAAGCAGTTTTTCCACAACATGTGGCGGCGCACCTAATTCAGAAAGGCGTGTCGCCACTGTTCGTCTGAGGTCATGGAGAGACCAGGGCTTCATGCCTGTTTTAGCTATAATCTGAGCAGAAAACAGAGCGACGTTTGGTTGTAGTGGCGGTCTGTCATCTTCTGGCCCTCTGTAGCGTGACAGTGTCACAACGTGTTTTGAAACTGACGTTTCCTTCTCTGCTAACATCATTCTTACTACTGCCTCGGGAAGTGCCCTTCTGACCGATTTCCCGGTTTTAAAATCGCTTGCCGGAATGGTCCACGTTTGCTCATGGAAATCGAACCACTCCCATCTTGCTGTCCTGATCTCCGTACTCCGGCAGCCAGTCATGATGAGAAACTTCATTATCAGCTGTTGTCTGTATTTCAATTCAGGAAGGATGTTCCAAACTGTTTTGATTTCCTCATCACTCAATCTGCGATCTTTTACGGATGCTGTGAGACCTACGTCAGAGCGTCTAAGGCTCTCAATTGGGTTCACATTAATTACCCCTCGATTGGAGCAAAAACGGAACGTACGCTGCATCAGCCCAAGCATCTGACCAGTGACAACTCTTCGCCCCATGCCATCAAAAAGGTTAAGCCAGTGCGCTTTAGTGGTCTGATCAACAATCATGTTCCCCAGCACAGGCGCTATATGGTTATTGAAGTCCCGCCGGTTAACCTTGATTTTCACAAGACCTTCAGGGATGCAGTAATACTTTTCCCAGTAATCGAAAGCCTCTTTAACGGTGAGCGCTTCGACTTTTTTCTGTTTCTCCAGAACTGTTTGCCGTCTCGGATCGAGACCTTCTGTCAACCAGGCCCTGAACTGCTGTCTACGTTCGCGAGCTTGAGATAAGGAGGTGGTGGGATAATCGCCAATCGTTAGCTGAGCGGCTTTCCCATTCCATCTGTAGCGGTAAAAGAATGTTATACTGCCGGAAGTAGACAACCGGACATTCAGACCATGAGCGTCCGATATGACCTCGATCTGGTCTCTCTTTTTGCCAAGAGCTTTTCTTAATTTTGTGTCTGTAAGCAA